GCTAGTCCTGCTGACCAGGGTTGATCGTAGTTTACTAGGAGGTTGGCTTGAGGTAAATCAACACCGTAACCACCAGCATCAGAGCTAATAAGGACTCGTATATCAGGGTGTGATTGAAAGGCTTCTTTCGCTGTTTCTTTTTCTTTGGCATTCATTTCTCCTGTGTATTTTACGGCTTGCACACCACTTTTAGTTATATTAGTTTCTAGTAGGGTTACTGAGTCTAGGTAAGAAGAAAACACAACTACTTTATAAGAAGGATCTATATCTAGATGTTCTTTGATGTAGGTTAGAGTAGCGTCTAGTTTGTTGTTCTTACTTAACCCTTCTAGCTGATCCATTAATGAATGCACGTAAGCGCTTCCTTTGCCTGTGTGCTGATCAAAATTGACGGCACTGGTAATCAAGCTTTGTGGATTAGAACAAAGCATCCTTAACGCCGAAATTCTAGACATTATTTGCCCACGCATTTCATTCGCTGGGTCACCTGGGTCGTACATTTGACCGTAGTGAGCAGCAACGTTAAAGTTAGATCCGAATATTTCACTGGCTTCTATTAAAAGGTTAATGGTGTCTTTAGATATATGGTTGTACAGTCTTTGAGCAGCTCTATCGAGCTTTACAGTTAAAGGCTCTCTATACACTGCATCCGGTAGATAAGGTTTTACATCTTCATCTTTTTGAGATTTGCGAACGGTAGCTTTTTTAACTGTGTCGTGAAGTAGCTCTAAGTTACGATAACGGTCTACGCCACCAAAACGGTTTCTAACAATAAATGTTTTATCAAAGATATCGAACCTACCTAAGATGTCTTTATTGACAAACTGCATAATAGAGTACATCTCTTCAGGTCTTCCATTTTCAATTGGAGTTCCTGTTAAAGCAAACCTAATAGGAATGTTTTTAGATAGGTCTTTGATTTTTTTAGATCGTTTGGCTCTAAAACCTTTGATGGCAGTAGCTTCATCACACACCATAGCATTAAAAGGGACAGCTTTAATTCGATCCCAGTCGTTTACAACTTGTTCGTAATTCATAATTACGTAGTCGTACTCTAGCATTGAGTTGTACTGAGCTGCTCTTTGAGCAACTGTTCCGTCAATTACAAGAGCTTTTTTATTGGAGAACTTTGTGATCTCTTTTTGCCATTGATACTTTAAGCTGGCTAAACAAACAATTAGAGTTAGATTAGAGCTAAGTTTTTCTATGGCGGCAATTGTCATAGGTGTTTTACCTAGACCCATTTCATACGCAACTAGTATCTTTTTACTAGTAACCATTTTTTCAACGGCTTCAACTTGATATGGTTTGAGTGTTCCCGTAAACATAAGCCGATTCTCCAAGTATTGATGGTTTAGCTGAAGCTATACCCCAGAGCAGTTCTTCGATACCAAGATCTCCTGGATCTTTGGCAGTGCTATGCCCGTAATTAAAATACAGAACATTTAATCCGTATTTACGAGACAGCACACGAAGTTCGTCACTGGCTTTTTTACCTGCTTTATCGAAATTTGGGTTGTCAAAAGCAGCGATAATCCTATTAGATATCCTTAACAATTTTACCTGATCTTCACTGATTGAGGAGCCACAAACGGCTACTGATCCTGTAATTCCTAGGCTATCTATATGTGCACAGTCTAGAGGAGACTCGACCAAAATCACATCTTGGTTATCTTGGATCGCATCAATACCAAACAAGGTAGTAGACTTAGCAATTCCTGCAGGGCGGTTCATAAAACTGCGGGTTACTGTTCCCTTTTCTTGCCATCCCATTAGGTAGTTTGTGTCGGGGTGGCGAAGAGGAAGGATCCAGTTCTTCTTACTTGCGTCCCATAAGATCCCATACTTTTTAGCAGAGTCAGGAGTTATGCCCCTCTTGGTAAGTTCTTCTAAAGGTGGATCTACAAATACAGCTAGACGTGCTTCTGACATAGGCACTGGTTTTGGTATGGGTTGAATGAACTTTGGAATAGCCTTTAGGTGGTCTAGCAGCCTCTCTACGGGGGTATCAGAGGCATTTGCCAACCAAGACTTACCTGCGGCATAATCGTACCCGTACGAGCCGTCTAGCAGCTTTATGTAAAACTCATTTATGTCACAGACTAGCTGTAAAAGGTTGCCTTTATAGTGGCAAGAAAAGCAGATATGAGCACCAGTTTCAAGGTTAATCCACCAAGAAGGGTTGCTATCTTGGCGACCAGTGGTACGCTCATGCATAGGGCACAAGGCATTAGCCTCGGCATTCCTCGTAGTATACTCTATACCTAGGACATCGAGAGTCTCTTCAACGTCAAACATTAAACTGCGCTCCATGGGGTGCAATACTTGCAGGTGTAAGACTTGGACTCATCGTGGAAGCAACCGGTATCCCAGTCCCAAGTAATCGTTTCATCAGATGGACCACAGTTACGTGCCTGTACTACCCTCAAAGTACGGCGCTTATCATCGGCTTCAACAGGCTCAAGACCAAGAATAACATCGGAGTCTTGGAAGAATGAAGATGAGTAACCAATTGAGTCAGCTGTAACTTTGCCGCCTTTCATTTTCCATAGCAATGTCTGGGTAGTAATTACCACAGGGATGTTCAATACCTGGGCAACACGTTTAAGACCACGAGTAATGTTTGTAAGAGCTTGTGGAGTGTTTGCGTCACCGCTAATTTGATCTAGCATAAGGTAAACGCCATCAACAAATAAGATGTCTGGCTTTAGTTGCTCTGCTTTTGCTACTAGAGAGTCGATTGTTAATCCATTAACGGCATCTACTAGATGGAAAGGGTGTGACGTCTTCATCTCTTCAAGCATGTCAATATAGCGTTCTTCTTCTTGACTGTTCAGCTTTCCTATACGAAGGTTCTTAGCTGATAGGTTAGCCCGAATAGCATCGTGACGCTGTGACTGTTCGTGATTGTTCATCTCAAAAGATTGGAACATAGGAACTTTACCAGCCTGGTGAACGTTTACTGCCATCTGTAAAGCAATCTGTGACTTACCTGTTTTAGGTGGAGCAATAACAGTAATCAACTGCCCTCCCTGCAATCCAGCAGTAGCTTCATCGATCTTACTGAACCCTGTTGGTATTCCTAGAAGAACTGAGTTCTGAAGGTTTTCGTACTCTAAGAAACGATTAGTAGGGTCTTTAGTCAAGTCTATGTGAGTTGTTCCTACGTTACCCTGCTCATTGACAAGAGTAACTGTCTTGCTCATTTCTGAGAGTGCGCCTTCGTGGTCATTGACAACCATCTTTGACAAAGAATCTTCAATACCATTTTTGGTTAGGGTACGGCGACGGAAAGCAACCATCTGGTCAATAAGATAGTCAATGCTGTCTTGTACATCTAGCACTTTAAATGCTGGGAAGTTATCTTTGATTGTAGTTGCGGTAGGAACTTCACGGTACTTTACATAATGCTCACGTACAAACTTCCAAATGCGACGAAGATCATCGTCAACAATCCAATCGTCTTTAATCCCTATTTCAATTACTGGGATTATGTTACGGTCACGTATGACCTTGCTGACTAAGCGGTACTCGTTATCGTATGCCATTTCTTATTCCTTCTTAAAGATTAGATAATTCTACACCATAGGAACCGTATCTTGCAACACGCCCTGGTAAATCAATGACTCCTTTTAGATTACTACGATACGGTAGCAAGGAGACAAGTTGGTCTACGTCTGCGTACACTTCAGCGTAGTTAAACGGATTAGATACTTGACGCTCTAAGGTTTCCATTAGTGTTTCAAGATCTTCTGTTGTCCAGCCTTGATCCTCAAATCCGGCTAGCTCTATTGAAAGACCAAACCTATTTCCTACTGACCAAAGGTGCGATACTTCTTTTAGATTTATACTGAAGCTTGATTTTTTTGATTTCTTTTTAAATAACCCGGTGCCTGAAGTTACTTCTTTCTGAGTGATAGTGGCAACAACATCAACAAGGACTACAATCTTTGGCGGAGTTGCATTACTGATATCCCCGCCTTTCAATCAAGTGCCTCTATTTTTGCGTGGTGTATTAAAAAACTGCGAAACATATCTGGGTCATCCATAGCTGCAATTATGTTTTCTGAGTCTGTATCTTCTGCTAGCTTAACTGTAAAGATACCTGTTTCACCAATACGGTCTTTAACAAACTTTACATGCTTACAACGAGCAAAAACTGAAAACTCCCTACAGGTGCACCTTAGTTTTTTTGTAGAGGTATCGTCTGACTGTACTTCGCATACGCCATTAGTGGATATAAAAAATTGGATGGTCCTCCATTTGATATCCATTAGCCATTTTTCCTTAAGTCTTTTGCGCCTAGCTGCACACGTACAAAAGCTTCATAGGCAAAAGAACCCATTGCTTCACCGTATTGAGCTGCCCACTTTTCACGAAGAACATTTGTGGTGACGATTGTAGGAAGACCTTTATCATAACGTGAACGCAAAACTTCATCTAAGCTGGCGTCATTGTATTTGCTACCGTATTCTTTTCCTAGGTCATCGAGAACAAGAATGCGTACATTTAAGTTGTCGTCTTTTGCACGACCGTGGAACCCCTCCATCTCTTCGTACAGTTCACGCCTAGTATCTGAATCGGCTTCCATAATAGCTTTCTTACGAACAACAAACTCAGGGAAAGTCAAGTAGTACACTGACCTAAAGTTACGGCTTACCTCTGTATTGCCTGTGCCAAAGATCCTAGATATTTCTTTCTTGTCTTCTGGCAGCCTACGGATAAGCTCCATAAGGGTAACTACAGCGTGAGTAGTTTTTCCTAGACCAGGACCACCATCAAATAGCAGACCGACTCCAGTAACGCCGATACCACCGAGTTGTTTAATAACATTGCCTTCAAGTACATTTTGAATCCAATCTTCTATTTCCTGTGGAAAGGTTCCTGACATCTCTTGGATATCAGATGGCTCCATACCAATAAACCTACGTGGAATGTTTGAGCCCAGTGCAATAACGTGGCGTTTATCTCCGCTTAGTTTGGATACATCGTAGCTCATTTAGTTGCCGTCCTTTTTTCGTGTTCTTTCAATGCTAACCTACCGGGCATCGAGTTGTCAAACCGACGACCATCTGAGGCATACACGTACTTGTTTAGTGGCTCAACCACAGGGATGTCTTCTGGCAAATCTTCCACGCCAAGATCAGAGGCTACTGCCTGAATGTTGTTTGTCAAAAAAGTTAGAAACTTAGCGTGAGCATACGCAGGCGCTTGTTTTAGCGAGGTCAGGTTGCGAGCGTCAGCAAAGTATTTCTCTAGAACTTCGTACTCAAGAACAGCGGTTACCCCAAAGTTTTTACGGTTTTTAGCTAGTGCGCCCCACAGGTTGCGTGTGTTTACAACGCCAGGTATGCCAGGCAGTGCTTGGTAGACCCTGTAGGAAAATTCGGTAGCCATATCGGCTGGAGTCCACTCCTCGATAGGACGGCTGTGCCTGGTTTTAGGCTCACGCTTAGAGGGTTTCTTTGCCTGTACTGGCTTGTCTTGGATCAGTCCCACACCCGCAAGATCGTCATCATCATCTTTCCAACGATTGACCACTTTTTTCTCTCCTTCCATTAGATACGTAGTATCTAATGCTTTATCTATCTTAATAACTAAAGCTTTATTAGTAATTGATGTAACATCGACGTTACTTTGCCTCTGCGACGCGGGAGTATTTGTAACATCAGTGTTACTATCGTTTGGCACTGTAACATTAGTGTTACTAAGCAGTTGGTAGACATTACGATGGTTAAAACCATCAAGACGCTTTAAGCGCTTGACTTCGACATACTTTTCTTTGACCAAAGTTTTGACCGAGCGTGAAATCTGCATACGACTGTAGCCAGTAACTTCTTCTAGTATGCTCATGGTAGGGTCAGCGACCCCTTTGCTATCTGCAAAGTATTCTAGGGTTAATAGTATTTTTAGTTCCGAAGGTCCTAAAGACAAACGACGGAATTGATCTTCCTTATGCATTGTACTCCGATATTAGCGACGTGTGGTTATCACCTGGTTTGTTACTGGGCGGTTTACAAAGAATACCACAACTAGGGCTATGCACGATGACGCTAACCCATAAATTATCAGCGGAATTCCAGATCCACCAAGAAGGTATAAGCTTAGCACACTAAACGGCAAAGGTAAAATTGCTTTTAAAATCCAAGAAGGAAGAAGCTTACTAGTGACCGCTGTGATCAATTCAACTACGTAGGCAACTGCCATTCCAGAAATAAGTATGTTAATTAAAATGTCCATAGGTTGTAGTATACACTAAACAGACACGGTTACCAACCGACTACCTCCACCAACACCACTACTACTACTACTTCCATACGACTCAAGAGAGCTAACTGTAGTAATAGAAGGAAGACCTATAGCTTCGATTCCATAGTATGAACGAAGCATCCATACCGATCCTAAAGGAACCCAATCGTTTAAGTGCACTGACATTTCAGCCATTTTTTGACTTTTATTTACATACACATAAGATTTTGATGCGTTACTAGTACCGCTCCAAAAAGCTTCTTGGTTAATAAAACTGCCGTCAAAATAATCTGTAGCTTTTTGTGTTTCTTCTAATTGAGCATACTTTAAACGGATTGTTTGAGCAGCAGATCTTGTTCCATAAATAATTGGATATAGTCCAGAGCTTGGATTAGTAACGTACATAGTTACAGAGAATCTTTGCCATGAAGTAGTTACATTTATGGTTGTATCTTTTATACGACCTCCACCATTATTTAGACCTAGCTTTAATGTGTAGTTAGCGTCACCTTTGATATAAATTGAAAATGTATAGTAGCTGTTACTAGTAGAAATTGTTACTGCTGATGTAGTTCTAATATCAGGAATTGAAGAAGAACTTGAAGAAGAAGAAGTAACTAGTTTAGCCATTTTTCCTACTGAAGAGTAAGGGACCCCTACAAGAGTGCTGTTTTCAAGGTTAGTTAAGGTTCCTCCAGGGCTAGTCCATCCGGTAGTAGATTCAGCAAAAGAAGGGTTACTCAAATAGTTAATTTTTGAAGGCTCTAAGTACACATCCACACATCTAGCCTCAATAAATCCAGCTACACCTGATTTTGCAAACTGAAAAGATGACATGTAAAAAGTGCTGGCACGATCAGTTTGTGTAAACCCAACCATTGCATATCGGGCAGGAGTTTCTGGACCATCCCCAGCAGAGTTAGTTTTATACACGTAAAAGTCAACAGTAGCACCGTAAATGCTTGCAAGTATAGTTGCTCCCGTTAAAGCTACGCTAGGTTGTAAATTAACTGTAAACGTGTTTTCACTTAGTATGCCAGTAAGTCTAGTCCCACTTTGTAAAGTTCCAGTACCAGAACTTTTAGTTATAAGATTATTACTTTGAAGTTGACTTGTGTTGCCATCTCCAATTGTTAGTATGGTTACACCACCAACAACAGAGCTAGATACATCTTCAAGAGTGATTCCATCATTACTAAAATCAATTATAAAGTTATCATCATCTGTTACAGAAGATACAGTCCTTACACCAACAAAAGGCAAAAATTCATCTTCAAAGTAAACAGTGTCACCTGAACTAAGTCCATGACCAATAGAGCTAATAATAGTACCTGTAGTAGTTATAGAATACCCTGTAGAAAGAGTTTTTTTACCAGGAGCAATTTTAGTGTACTCATTTCGTACCCAGCTGCTAGTTGCATTTATTGCGCTAGAAGGAGTTTCTGTGCTAATCAAAGACCCATAAGTGTCATACCATTTAATAACTGGTTTAACAGCAGGAGTAGTTCCAGTACCTAATTTCATAGCCCAATAAAAAGTGTATTCTTCACCAGGTTCAACAGGTATGCCATCACCTAAAGCTTCATAAATATTAGGAGTTTGATCTTGAGCACTACCACCTAACCGCCATTGAGATAGGATATCCGTTGGAGTATTATCAGCAGTAACTACTTTTAACCTATACTGTGATTTTAATGAATATCCTGCAAGAACTCCGGATTCGGTCGTAGGTATGTCAGAACTAGATTCTACGGTTAAAGTAGCGTTGCTTACTGATTTCCAACTGCCCAAACCACCTTTATGGAAGTTACTATCCTGAGCATTTAGTAGTAGATTAGAGTAATTGAAATCAGCAGTAGGGGGCTTAGAGGTGTCAGATATTGTGGCATTAAATCCCGTGTAAGTTTCAACAAATGTTTGTAGAGCTTCTTTAGTTCCTTTGATAGAGAGCAAATAAGGAGCTTTACTTAGCAAACTTTTTTTGTAAAATGTTGGAGCTATAGAAGTTACTCTAAGACCTAAGTTTTTAAATGCTGTAAGAACAACATTATCTGGAATTCCCCTTGATGACGCACTAGGAGCAGTTAAATCAGCAAGAGTCAGCATCTCATCAAAGGTTAAAGAAATGCCTTTCATAAACTTGTAAAGATCAGAAGTTTCATCTATTTCATCAAATGGGCTGTATGTAGCAGAAGTGTATACCCTAGGAAGCAACTCCATTACCTTTGTGTGGGTAGTCTTTAGTTCTACAGAAGAACTAGTTGATGATCCGTGTTCACTTGGAACAAGAGCAGAAGCCTGACCAGCGTTTACCCAAGCGTTTGATAACAATAGCCAAATAGAGTAATACGCATGTTGACCAGGAATTAAATCTACTGTGCTTAAACTTGTGTCAACACCATCAAAAAACTCTGTTACGTCAGCTTCACCAGAGTCACCCTGACCGTTATACTCGTAAAGAATTTCGCCGTCTTCTTGGTTTTCAGAAAAAGCGTACTGGTTTCTAACTAACCTAATAGCTTGGAAATTAGAAGGATTAGGAGAGAACCATGATACTCTAACAGTAGAGTGGCTCAAAGCAGTTGCTTTTACAGGAGCCACTGAAGAGCCATATAGAGAAGTTGCTATCATTTTTAATCCTTACTAAAAGAGGTTACTTACGCAACACAAATGTACGTGCCATTTACATACATTTTACTGTCTGTGATAAAAGTTGTTGGGTTTCCTTGAGATAAAGTGCTTTCAATAATAGGTTTAGGGTTGGCGGTAGTCGTTTTCAACCAGTGCATGTCTAGTGTTTGAGAGCCAGGAATATGGTCAGCAACTATTTGAATATGCCCGTTTAACTCATCGGGAGGCAAATCAGGGTCTACCCAAGCCCATGCTAAAAAGTGGTTTCCCGCACTAGGAATTGGTGCAAACGGCAGTTCTACTTTGTACTGACCAGTACCAAAGTTAGTAACAGTAGTTAGATCAATTTTTATATTAAAAGTAACTAGCTGACCCTGTTTAACGTAGTAGCTGTTATACGTTGGGTATGTAGAACCAGCTCCACTAAACACAAGCCCAGTTGCAGTAAACGCTGGAGACCAGCGGACTGCTGTTGGAGCTATCTCTTGAAAACTACCCATCCAAATAGGAAATGAAGGATCGCCACCTTCAAACATCACAAACACTCCAGAGTCAACAGGAGGAGTGATATTACCAGAACCCGGTTGAAAAGATGCCCACACCCAATCAGAAATTTGATCGTACAGCACTTGAGGAATCTTTAACTTTAATCTAAACAATCCTTCAGGGTCTTTATTATCTACTACTATGCCCCTATATACTCCATAAAATCTGCGATTACCATAGCCGTCTTGAATCACTTTATGAGCCTCGTATAATAGTTATCGCGTAGTTAGTTCTGACTCCACTAACATCAGTAACTGAAATAGTAGTAGCGTTAGTTCCAAGCGTTAGCGGTATAGTTGTTGAAGTTCCAGATGCCACAATAACTCCACCAACAGTAATCACCGCACCAGCAGCAATGTTTCCGCTAGAAATACTTGGTGTGATTACAAACCCAGCAACAGGAGTGCCCGTAACAGCGTAGGTATAGTTAAATATGTCAGCATTAAACGCAACAGTAGGAGAAGAGGTAGATCCATTCCAAGTAGCAGTTAATCCGGATAGCTTAACGTCAGTCTGGTTTACTCCAGTTATAGTGTCTGTGCTAATAACAAGTACTTCTCCAGGCTGCCCAGTAATTGTGTTTACACCGGAACTACCTCTAGATAGAACAGTGATAGTAGCTGTTGATACACCCTCTACAGAGATTATTTCTCTAAGCAAAGTCTCTTGGGTGATTACGTCTGCTATACCTGCATTTACATACGAAAACTTTGAGGATAAATAAGAAAGAATAGATCTACCCACTTCAACTGAGCTAAACCCAGGTAAAGCCTTAAACGTGTAAGCAACATTTATAGGGGTGTACTTAACAGGGGACACAGTAACAGACACACCGATCTGAGAGTACAAAGTCACCACATCATAGACTTCACTTACAAGACTGCGCATCTCATTGGTGGTAGTTGTATTTGTACTGTCATAACCCGGGTATAGGTCCGCAGCACCTACCACAAACCCAGAAGGTACAACACTGTCTCTTTTAGGTCCTACAAATAAAGTTACGTTTGAGTAGTTATATGCGTATGCTTTTACTTTTCCAATGTTAGATGATGTTAGTGCTACGTTTTCGTAGTCGAGCAGTGTTACCGCTCTAGAAATCGTTCCAGAAACTGTCTGAGCTCCGGCTCTAATAGAAGCGTTACTCTCAGGATTTGCACCACCAAAAGCGGGGGCTGTGTTTGTAAAAGTAATCGCAGCCATCAAAGCGCTCATTGAAGATCCAGAAATACCCGGGGCGTAAAGAATATATGCTCCTGATGTACCGATTTTTTCTTCTGCAATGTTTCCGTATATACCATCACCTAAATTGTACGCCACCCATACCTGACTACCGAAAGGAGGTATTGCCCCTGAAACGCCATCTCCAAATTGAATCTTTATGTAATCGTCTTCTCCAATGTAAGATGTGTAAACACGATCATTCCTTTTATACAAAGTAAGGTTTGTAACCCTAGTCCATTTTACGTAAGAAGACCCATCCCATAGGTAAACATTTAAAGATTCATCGACAACATTACTGTCATTTAAAACGTACTCCTGGTTTGCTTGACCGGTAGTCTCCGATAGTAAAAGACCGTAAATGTCAGTTTCTACTAACTCTGCCTCAGTTGTTACAGCTGTTGCTAGAGGGTAGCCTTGGGTAGCATCCACACTATACGCACTTGAAGCTAAAGAAGTATTAGCAGGAACGCTAAGACTTTCATCAGTAGTAAATTTAATTCTTTTTATGTCTTTATTTACCAAGATATCTGTGTACACAATAGTTCCCGCAGGAATAGTTATAGAGCCTGCAGAAGAGTTACCAAATGTCAAAGTAGTTGTTGAGGGTCTATACCCATCAACTGTATACCCCAAAGACCTTGCATGACCCAAAATAGCTGATCTTTGAGTTGCGGTTGTTAAGTAAGACTCATTAGCGACACGGTCAATATAGTAATTTGCAATGTCTCCCATATAAGCAAACGCCTCTATAAGAGCCACTCCAAAATCAGCAGCGTCATTTCCTGACCACGTAGGAATGTTTGCCTTAACTCTAGCTGTTAAAGCTTCTTTAAGAGAGTAAAAATCCCTACTAGTGTAGTCAATTGAAATAGGCAAGTTATTAGATGCGTCAGTCATCGTATCTCCTGAGTAGGTTGTAGGTTACCAGAAACTGCGACAATTCCTACTGTTGTTACTGAAGCAGTATCATTAGGAAGTAAGTATGAAATAGATATGTTTAGCTGACCTGCATCATCAATATCAGACACAGTGACCTCATTAAGTGTTAGAGATGGCAACCAAGTCAAAAATGCTTGTTCAACAAATGACTGCACAGACTGTTTAGCATACCCTTCGGTATTCCATGCAAGCTCATTAAGTCTAGATCCAAAAACAGGTCGCATTACGCGTTCTCTTACAGTAGTCCCTACCACAGACTTTACTTTATTTGACCAAATAGACTCTTGGTCATCAACTACAGCCACTAGCCCATTTTGAGATATTTTAAATGGGAATGCTAAAGTTCTCTCTTTAAATACTGAGGTTCCACTCATTATACATTTCCTTTTAGTGTCGTTATCCAACGTGCAGGAGTACGGTTAAATCCTTGCCCCGATTGGTTTACAGCAGATCCGTTTTGGTATAGTCTAGTAGTGTCTGTGCGCAGTGTAAGAGCATCTAAGCGCATTACTTGTCCTGAATTAACAATACCAATTAGATCGGGTTTTGCCTGCCTAAAAGTGCTAGTTTCATTGACCCCAGTACCATCTGTGATCAAATGAAGTTGGGCTTCATAAAGCCTATTCCTAGTAAATTGGTGCCTAACCTCTTTTACTACCCAATAACCATCCGTAAGTTTTCCTGTGTTTTGAATGTATACAGTAGAGTACGGTTTAAATCTAGGGTCACCTTTTGCTTTTGCGTATGCCGGTAGATTAAACCTTGTTAAATGGGCACTACCTTCAGAAGCGCTCTTAGCGTCTAACTCATTATGAACAACGTGGTCACTTCTGTAATCTGAGAAATAAACATCGCTAACATTTGAACGAAGCTTAGTTCCTAAAAATTTAGGATTACTTGAGGACTGGACTAGTTGGCTAGTAACTGGATCAACTCCAGCAACCACTTTTATAGATCTTCGAAGATCAGACTCAATAAACTCACCATTTAATACCTTTAGGTACTCTAGTGTTTTTCCCTGAGATTCAGTCTCAATAGTAGTATGCGGGCTGGACCAATCCAAAATAGGAGACTCTGCAATTGTTCTGTCTATCAACTTATCTAGCGGTCTAAAAACTAAGTCTGTATTGTTTACATAGAAGCCATACCCAATTTTATTTGCGTACTCAGTCATCCACTCCCAGTAAGAATGTCCAGCAATAACAAGTTGATCAAACTTCCTAGTGTCGGGTTCACCTATAAAGTTTAAGTTAAACTCAGATGCAATTTGTTTTACAACACTGGTAACAGTAGTGTTATAAAACACTCGTGTACTACTTTCTTTTAGTACAAAAGATGCCCCTATACAATACACTTCCATCATAGCTACCTTTTGTGAAGCAATAACTTTAGATACAAAAGAGACATACCCATACCAAGTGTTAGTAAGGTGCCCCTGCTTCCAGTTAAATTTAATAGGAACACCTGTTTTTAAATTTTGAAACCATGCATTGCTAGAGGAAGTAAATCTTAATATCAATATATCGTGACTACCTTGTTTTTGTATCAACTCAACAAAAAGAGGAGTTTTTTGTATTGAAGGAAGCGTAGGAAAAGATATTGTATAATCCGTATTCCTTTTTAATTTTTTATAATTGCCATTACGCACTTGGAATCCTTAGCGTAGTTCCGGGTGTAATGTTAAATGGGTTAGCTATTTCAGGATTAACATCCATAATTTTCCACCATAAAGTAGACGATCCCAAAAATTGAGCAGCAACTACATCAATCCTGTCATTATCTGTCCAGGTATACGCTAAGAAGTTAGTAACAAGCGTAGGAAAAGTTCTATATACAGACAATTGATTTTTCTCTAATCTAGCATCGTTTATATAGCTAATAGATCCTGTAGCGTATCTGCTATCTGTGTAGATCATGTATTCCTTTCTAAGAAGTAGTGTTGTATTGAGTAGGGTCAATAAGTCGAGCAAAACTTATGGATAGATTAGTAAAAATAGGCACCATGCGTTCATCAAATAGTACGTGAGAAACACGTAGTGAAGAAACGTTTCCTAAATAACGCAAGTTACTTCCTAAGTGAAGTTCTACAGGAATACCCGTAATAAATCCCAAGTCCGCTGTTTTACCATCGGACATATTTCTACCTAAGTAGGAAGGCATACCAAACCCAAGCACAGCTCTAAGTAGGTGCTCTACATCGTACATTGTGCCTTTTTTAAAGATGTCTTTTTGCTCACTTATTTCAGGTTGTCTAGGGTAGTAAATATTGTCGTTTTTGTATTTGTCTGCAATAACTCCCGTAGCTCTATCATAATATTTAAAGTCAAACATTCTATTAATTAAAATATTAAAGTTAACGGTTGCCTGGGTATACACACCTAAAGGGTTAAATTGGTCTAGTCCATTTGTCTGCATATTCGGATCGACACCCAGCTGTCCTGTGTACTGCATGTCTACAGAAGCAGGATTATACAAAAATTGAAATCCGGTAGGGTCAAACCGTTTTGTTAAAACAGTTGACTTTGGGTCTACTGAAGGCAGGGCTACTTCTTCAGGCATATTTAAGTTTTGAGTAGCTAACTTTGTATCAGGCTGAATCATCCCTTTATTTGTAAATCCACTAACCCATAGCTGGGATGCATTTGTAACAGCTGTAGGGGTGTTTACTTCTCGTAGAGTAGTTAACTCATTTAAAAAATCAGTTCTAGAACTAAAGTATGCTTCTTTAACACTACCTACGTTGTATACCATGTTAATAAACGCTTGTTGGTTTAGAGTACCATCCGGAGCAATTAAACTAATGTCCGGTCCAGAATCAATAATGTCTTCGTATTCCTGTACTTTACGTTTTGCACGTCTTAAAGAGTACATCTTTTTATTGATGTTTTCTTGTTCTTTCCAGTACTCTACTTGCTTATCACTAAGTATAAACACTGTTGTAGCAATAGACCTTCTCTGAACGCTAGAATGGGTAAGTGTATCATAGAGCGCTTCATTAAACCATCCTCCACCAAAAAGGCTTGTGTTACCTCTAAAACTTGGTTTGTAGTACTCACTGTAGGCACCCGCCCTGTATTTCATAACCCATACAGAGTAAGGAGTTCTGGAAGTAGGGTACCCTAAGCCATCGATTGTACCAGTTTCTACAGCATATCTTATGCGTTCTGCCTCTGTAAAATATAGTTGGAAAGGCTCATTTAGGGGTGTGGCAGACCCATTAATAGAGTTAACACTAGGAGCAACTAAGTCAAAGTATGGTTGAGAGCCAAAACTAAACGCACCAGATGCATCAGCCCCTACCCAAAGCTTCCAAGTTTCACCAGCACGGTGCTTATCTTTTAACTTTTTTCTTGATGCATTAATAGATTTTTGTAGAGTTTTTACATACGCCTTAGCTTTTGGAAGATCCAGGTTGGCTTGCAGCACCTCTTCGTTCGTAATATTACTGTTGTCTTCGTAACCAGCTGGCATTATGACCTACCCATGTTTGAAATTAATCTGTCTTCTTCCAAGTACTCTTTGACCTTTTGCGCAAATTGTCTTGCTTCAGTATCTGTTGCTCTACCAATAGTCAAATTAATTTGTACGTTAGGAGAGCTACCGCCTCCACTACTGCCCTTTAACAAAGGATGGTTTGTTTCAGAACCTTGGCTAGTAACAGCAAGATAGTTTGTGGCAGTTGGAGTAGGTGAGTACCCTGCACCTGATAAAGGATCTACGGCAATTGAGGAAGATGTTCCACCACCGCCTCCTCCGTAGTAGTCTACTTTTCCAGATCCAGAAACGTTTCCTCTACTAAACGCAACCTGTTGCTGTGCAGTATAAGAAATAGGAAGAGCATTTTTAGTGCTAGATGTACCAACATCTCCTCCTGAAGTGTTAGCTCCTTTTACAGATGACTGTGAAGCACTTGGAGTTCCAGATGCTTCTCCTGTAATGTAGTCATGTGGGTTTACACGTTGACCATTTCTCCATACTTCAAAGTGAAGGTGTGGACCGTCACAGTTAGTTCCAGTTCTACCACTGTATGCGATAAGGTCTCCTTGCTTCACGCTTGCACCGTCAGCAACAGCAAAACTACTTAAGTGAGCATAGCCTGTAGAAAAAGTCCTATCTTGCCCAGCACCTGTGTACCAAAGCCTAATGTAGCGACCTACCTCAGACTGAAGGTTGTCAGAAATGTGTACTATACCATCATGGGCTGCAACAACGGGAGTACCTTCAGGAATAGTCCAGTCCAAAGCTTTGTGGGTACCGCCCTTCCATCTAGCTCCTTTAACTCCATAATCAGCGATTACCTTTCCACCTTTTATGGGTTTAATACATGAAAACTGTTTATTTGATGTTTGTGGTTTTGCATTTGTTGAGGTTCCACCTGTTCCACCTGTGCCTGATCCAGTACCAGAACTAGGAGCTGGTGTAGATCCACCTGCAGATGGGGCATCTCCTGCAACAACAGTTGAGGTATCGCCACCACCACGTGAACCGCTATAGCTGCCACCTACACCACTAATACTTGACATAGATCCAGAAGCAAAGGCAGTGCCCATAGTTTGGCTACCACCGCCACCACCAGGAAAAATACTTTTAATAACGTCTATAACCCCAGAACCTGCACGATGTCCGGCAAATACCTCTACTCCAGATTTTAAAGCACCAAAAGTTGCAGCAAGATCTCCTGCTACATTGTTAAGCACTTCTAATCCACCAACAGCAGCATCAACACCCGTTTTATAAGCACCTTCAGCCTTTTGCATCTGCTTAGTATCAGAAGTATTCAGTCTATATTGAGCGAGCATAGGGTTGTCAGCAGCAAGCTTATCCATTTCCTCAGCATTAGAAAAGTCTATTCCTTTACCAGTCTTAGCTCTACTCATAAGACTCTGAAGAATCATCTGCTGTTGTGTTTCGTCAAACCCTGAATTTTGTAAACTTACTCCAAGGAAACCTCTGTGGTAGGAGTCCATAACACCCTCAGCAGTTAATTTGCCTCCAGGCTTGATTACCCTCTCTTCAAATTGCGCAGCAATATCTTTGAAAGAGTACATCTTTCCACTCATAGGATCAGATGTCATAATTCCAAGGTTACGCATCAAAGCTGATGAGCTAGCACCGCTTGTTACGTTAGCCATGGATTGCGCAGCAACACCGTTATCAATATTTAGGTATTTAGCTAACCCAGAAGTTTCTCTAACCTTTGAAGCGTAAGCGGAACTACCGAATGCAACACCACTGGATGCCAAAATTCCTGCAACCTGCATATCACTTCCAGGAGCAGTAAGACCGGTACCCATCATTGCAAGTGTGCCACGCTGCATTCCAGCACGCACCTCATTGTTAGCTCCGCTATACCCATTCATAACTGCAAGGTTATACCCTTGAGACATGCGACTCATAGTGGCATTAACATCAGGCATCATGTTAAAGGAAGCACCAATAGCCCTAACTGTACCACCAGCAGCTTGACCAGCTTTTTCTAAAGCCATAGCCCCAATTTGTGCATAAGGATGAGGCACCATTCTTAGTGCATCAGCACCGCTTTTTGCACCTCCTTCAATACCTTTAGCCATGCTATTTGCAATATTGCCAAAAGAAGCTCCATCAGTACCTAGACTAAATCCATTACTAGATCTGCCACTTTGACCTGAGCCAAGACCACTCATTTTTTTATCTAGTCTGCCTACAAGACCGTCTAGTTCTTTAAACTTTTTTATGAGCCTATCAGTAGAAGTGTTAGCGTTTTCTAAGCTCTTGCCAAAATCACCTTCAGACATTCTTCACTACCTTTCCGTACTCTCGTGCAATCTCAAGCCAATTAAGTCTTTCTCTAGGAGTCAATGATCTGACTTCAGTTAGAGACCACCCAGGATACGCGTCTACTAAAGTCTTCCATTGGGTCATCAATACTTTATATGTAAATAGTTTACTAGTATCGAAAGATAGTTCCGAGACTTACCGGAACTACCACCTTTCCGCCGCAGGTTGGGCAGTCTATTTCAAAGTCGTTAAATTGTGGTCCAGGAGCACGATTAGCAATCTCATCAACTACAGTAGTTCTATCAGCAATTCCCATACCTTTGATTTGAGTTTTACTAATTACTGGTTGATCATTTATTTCTAAAACGCAGTTTTCTAAAAGCAAGCTTTTTAGTTCTGCGTCAGTTCTATTTGGATCTGCACCTAATTCCTTTTGAGCAGAACCAGTAGGTAAAGACACAAGGTACTTGTTCTTACGCCCATACACTTCAAAAGTACGGTCTGTAGCAGGGTTTAGAAGCACCTTTGTTTTGATGTCTTGATTTAAATCCATCGCAACTTGCTTAAATTCTTTACAGCCCTGGCAATACGCATCTAGATTTGAAGTAGGTCCAAAAGTAGCTTTGTAAACACCAAGAATTAGAGCTTCTCTATCACCAATTAGCAAAGAGTCTAGTACTTGTTCAGTAGCCTGATCGTTACCAATTCTTACGACCCCTCTACTAAGAACCACTGACCACAGCCTACTTAAAGTATCTACTTTAGATAGGGCTTCTTCATCAGCACCAGTAAGTTCTCTCACCTCAGCAGTTGTAAGTAGCTTCCCATCTGACCCAATATGACCAGATGGGAGCACTACTACATTGTTGAATGGAGGGATTATATTTGCAGGTTCTACAACTTTTTCAGGTTCAGCTAGTGCCTCATTAACAAGAGAGTTAGCAAGGTCCGGGCTTGTACCCGCATTAATTGTCTTTAATTCAGTCACGTATTATATTCCTTTGTTTAATTATGTTAGTTGAATGTTGGAGCAGCTGTTTTTAGATCAGGTGCCCAGTTAACATCAAAGCCCTCGTGTACAAGGCTGATCTGTTCTACTAGAATTGCGTTGTCACCAGCATTTAGATCTGAGTAAGCTACTGAGGTTGGCCAAGCATTGTATACCTGGAATCTCATTGCTACGTGATCATCATAGCTAGTGCTGTTGCCAGTACGACTTGAGTTAGCACCAGAACCTGGAATCGGGTGTGATAGCACCGCAATTTCAATGTCGCAACGGAAATTAGTAGTTTGGTCTGCACTACCTGAGCCACCTTGAACAGTAGCGAAAAGCTGACGCATCCAATCCCAGTGCTGTCTAGTTCCTAGAACCACACCACGCTGTAGCGTTAGCGGGCTAAAAGAACTCTGACCAGGAATCTGGTGAACAGTGGTGTTGTAGCCACCTTCACGGTAAGGGATACTGTCAGTGGTTACTGATAGACCAGATACTGATGTAAACCCTACTGTTACCTTTTTAGGGGCATTAGTAAGCCAAGTGGCGTTAGGGACGTTCAGTGGTTTAAAAGTAACCAGGAACCTAAAGTTTCTGATTGGATCCGTCTCTAGGGTAGAACGGTTGTTGATAATAGTTGCCAATTTAACTCCTTAAATTAAATAGTGGTGGTTTGACTGAGGGTAATTACAACGAACTCAGCTGGGCGTTCTAACGCTACACCGACTTCAACGTTAACAACACCGGCAGCAATACTGGTAGCATTGTTATTTTCTGCATCAACTTTAATGTAGAAAGACTGATCTGGATTTGCTCCACGAAGACCGCCTTGATTGCGGTACTCATTCAAGAAGGCGGTTAGAGTAGTACGGATACGTGACCATAGTTCTTCGCTGTTATTTTCAAATAAAGCAAACTGAGTCAACACTTCCATCTGACGCTTAATGTAGAACATTGAACGGCGAGTGCTAATGTACTTGCTAATGCTGCTGCTTGACTTTAGTGTACGACCGCCCATTACTACAATTCCTGCACCAGGAACATTGCGGATAGCATTGACTGGGTTAGTAGCAGTGTTTAGGTTGTCAAGATCAGTTGAGGTAAATGCAAGCTCAAGAGCTACCGCATTAGCTACTTTAGCAGAGATACCAGCAGCAGACTTGTGTGGACCAACAGCACGATCAGTAGCCATCATTAATCCTGCAATAGCACTAGAAGGACCTACAAGGCGTAGGGCATTTGCACTCTGTGCTTTTGAGTCTGACACGTAGTAGTTAGGGTAGTAAAGAGCTGAATAGCTAGATGCTGTTAAAGTGTTGCCGTATGTAATAGCCTGACTAACAGTTTTTCCTCCTTGGGTATCTAGCACTACAAACGCTTTACCGTTAGACTCAGCCCAACTTGACATTGCATTCTGTACGGTTTGTACATCAGCTTCAGTAAAAGTAGACGTAATCTGGCTACCTAGTTCAGGAGCAAACATTACTAATGGGCGTTCTAGAGCATCAAACTCTTTTAGAACAGCATTAGCACTGCCTGTGTACTCAGCTGCATCAGGAGCAGAACCATCACTACCGCTAGTAAATACTAAAGGATTAGCGTAAGCAGGTCTCTTAGTTGCATCAAAAGTACCAGAAGTTTCATCTACTTTTATATACTCAGAACGAAGAGTTAGAATAGTACCAATGTAGTCACTTGATAGTTTGTTGTTAAAAAGAACGTTATTGTATGTTTCTAAAACAATATCATTACCAAACACATCAGGAGATTCATTAGCTACAGTTTCTTTGGCAACAACAAGATCCCAGTAGTGGCTGTACACAACTGCAGTAGCAGTAGAAGTAGCAGGGCTACCAGACACAGTTGCAGAAACAGTAAACCCTGTCGCTGAAGCAGTAGCTACAGGAAGCTCAACAACAGTAGTGTTGTACCCAGCAAAAGTCGCCCCAGTAATACTGACAATATCTCCAACAGCTAGGTTGTTTGCAGCAGTTACTGTAACTGTACCGCTTGCGTACTCAATTGCAGTTACTGCAAGTCTAGTTGCAACAATTGGGGTTAGCTTAACGCGAAGTAAGTTAGCGTCAGTACCCTTGTATTTTGATACAAACTTTGTTGTATTAGTACCTGATGTTTGAGACACTACGTTTACTGCTGATACAGCAGCGTTATAGGTGACTCTACGCACATACAGCTCGTTTCCTCCATTTTGGAAGAACTGATTGACTCCGTAAGTTGCTGGGTACAGCTGGCTAACGTCGCCATATATGGAAGCAAATTCATACCAAGATGAAACTCTTGTTACTGTTTCTGTTCCTTTTGCAAAGTAACCGATACATGCACCTGCAGCGTTTGCAGTTCCAACACTGGTTACTGGTGTTGGTAGGTCGCGTTCACTAATGTAAACGCCAGGACGTGAATACGTCATATTTGTCTCCTATAGGGTAGTTGTTCTGTGTAGTTTAGTTTGGGGGCGTAATAGTGATCGAACCAAAAGACCAATAATCAGGATTATCTGATCTACCGGTAGTAGTGTCAGGACCTTGGATGTTGACTTCTTGTACTTTGTATAATGTGGATGCAGTTTCTTGAGCAATTTCACTTGAAACACGCACAGTTATTGCATTTACAAACAAACGTTTTGCTTGTTCGGTTACGTCTCTTTTAGAAACGTTAAGGACGTCTAGACGTCTTAGAGTACTGGTGTTGGTAGTTTCCTCTCCAACAGTTTCAGTCTTCTCTAGTACTTCTAACCACCCAAATCTAAATGGTAATTTATTAAATAAAATCTGAGTCATAAGCTCTCGATCATGACGAGGATGACGAGCATACGTAGTAATTTGATAATCAATACTTACTGGAATTGGCTTAGGAATAACATAGCTCAAGTTTTCCTCGTCAAATCCAACAGGAATTAAGTAATCAGGAGAACCTAAACCACGAACTTCACGGTCCACTTCTCTAACAACATCGATCATATCAATTGTGATATACGGGTAAGCTTGAGCACGAAGCTCTTGATCAGGTTGACCAAACCAAACACCAACCTGACGAGGAACGTCGTTACCGTCTGATTTTTGATCATGGACTGTAATTCCCTGCAGTAGCTCTCTAAGTGCTTTATCTTCTGAAAGCAAAAACGTCATAGTTTACCTCCCGTTAATCTAGACATGCTTTTCATAAAAGCTTTTTCCATATACTCAGGTCGGTTGTTAAACTTACGTAAAACAGCAGTAGGTCGTGCAGACTGCGTGCCATACTCTAACTCGTGCACTGTCTTTCTGTGCTTTTTAGGAACGTGTACTTTAAAAGCAGATCCGGTATGGGTAACTCGCAAACTGTTAGCAATCTCAGGATTCCAGCCATGCTCAATAGCACTATTACGTAGATCGTACGTCATAGAGCGAGCAGCTTCTGCCGCAGCTTGTGGGAAGTGTTTTAAGACGTGCTTCATTTCCTCTTGCCTAGCGATTTAGGTTGTGCAAACTCGGCGTTAACGTATCCGGCAAGTATTTGAGCCATCATAGCCTCTTGAGGGTTGTTAGGTCTAAACCCAACAGCACCTCGGATGAACTGTTTTCGTTCATCAAATAGGTAGTAGTTATTAACTCTATCCCACCAAGGTTTAACGTTTTTCGCAGACATTTGCAAATCCCCAATCGAGGCGCAGGCTCTAAATAAATAGGTAGTAGTTCGCACGAATTACTACATCTTAAGAATAAAAGAAAACCCTGCTTTTGGCAGGGTAAACTTTAATTAGGTTAGACTAGGTTATCTAGAGGTTTTTTTAACAATCCTGTTGATTTTTCTAGCACTAAGCCCAGCACCTGTTGCATTAGCCTTAGCAGTATTTACCTTGTCATCTGCCTTCTTTATTGTAGAACTAGACCGCCTTGCTGGGTTGTTACCAGCCCAAATGTCAGCCGCACCCCGAACAGTGCCCGCTCTTTTTAGTTGTTTTACAGCTTCTTTTTTGCCTTGTTTAGCAACTTGTTTCATTGGATCTTTAGCCATTATATTTCCTTTACAGTATGAGGTACTTACTTCTTTTTAGCCTTGTTACCCTGTTTTACGCCTTTAGTAACGGCTCTGCCCATTGCTCTTCTAGAAACACCCATGTCAGTTCCTGCTTTAAACGCACCACTTACATCAGCCGGAGTAAACGACGACTTTCCTGAAGCCGCTCCTTTAGCGATTGTTCTAGCGGTTGCTTTGATTAGTTTCTTACCTGCTCTATTTGCCATTACTTCTTACCTTTGATCTTTCTGGCTAATGCCTTGTCCATTTTAACATCTTCTTTTTTAGATGGCTTCTTAGCGTCCATCTTCTTGTCCGCAGCTTCAAACTTCTTTTTCTGAGCTGGGGTCATGCCCTTTTCGAGCTTCTTGTCTTGCTTCTTGTCAGCTTTTGAGTCTGTCCAAGACTTCTTGCAACTGGCACACTTGCCACAGCTACACTTTTTTGTTGTTGCCATTACTTACCTTTTTTCTGTTTAGAGGCTTTAGCATCACGCACAAGCCTTGCTGGAACTGATTTACTGGCAGTGCCAGCTGGTTTTCCCTTTAGAGGATCGTACCCTTTAGCCTTAACCATCTTAGTGTAGATAGGTGTAGGGTCAGACTTCTTACTTGCCACTTGGGTCCTTCTTTCCGCACTTGCAATTACCGCATTTACATTCTGGCATTATCTACCAAGATCCTTTTTAATTGCTTTCTTCATTTCTTTAGGGCTCTTAAACAACGATCTACCAAGAGCGCCACCCTCTTTTAGACCAGATCTAACATTTCTTTTAACAACAGCGTTTGCTTTCATACGAGAAAATGGACCTAGTTGGCTTTTGTTTAAGATGTTAGTTAGGTTTGCATCAGCTGAATTAGCAACTCCTTGAGTTTCTCTAATTCCCTGCTCGTCTAAGCTTACTTCAGCAGAACGTGCAACACCTCTCATAATACCTGCAGTTCCTGCAGCAATAGGAAGAACATTTTTTCTCATGTTCTTAGCGTATCTTTTTTCGACCTGACGCCTGTCTCTTTTTGTAAGATTAGGGCTCCAACCACCCTCTGGTACGTATCGCTCACTAGCCATTACTTCTCCTTTTTCTGGGGGTTGTCTTTATGCCATCTACGAGTAGCCTTTGCACCCTGCTCAACGGTCTTAGATTTAGCAACCTTAGTTAAATTCATCTTATCATACTTGCCTGTTTTCTTAGCAGTATGGTCAACTATAATGTCGCCTTTTTTACCGATGCCTTTATTAGACTTCTTCTTCTTGACTTCGTGACCAACACCGTCTTTAGTTCTAACGCGCACTTTTATTAGTTCTTACTTTAGCTTTAGATGGTCTTATAAGTTTAGCCATTGATGCCGACTTCTGATCAGCGTGCTTCTTTTTCAATGAGTGCATTTCATATGCGTGCTTAGCTTCCATTGCAGCCAGCTCTTTTTGGTGTAGTTCATCTAAGTGACTCATGATCTTTTGTACTCCTCCACCAGTTTCATGGAACTCTGGTAATTTAGGGTTAATCTTTGTTAAATGGGGCATACAGGCTACTTCTTCCTTGTGCTAGTCTTTTTACGACTACTAACCTTTTCGGGCAGCCTAGAGCTTCCTGCGGTCTCCTTGGACCATTCCTGAGCCATACCAGGATGTGTGGCGTACATCCACCTACGTTGAGCTTTAGACTTAAAAGGCATTAGTGCTTTACTCGTACTCTTGTTTGTTTTTTAGGACCATCACCAGTAGTGCCATACTTTTTGTGTACATTTTTAGAGGCAACGTCATGCTCCCCTTTAGAGATCGTACCCTTGTGATAGTCCTTTACAGGCTTGCTTCCTTTACCATTTACGGTCTTTTTTACTTTATGTGTTTTTACTTTTTGCATTATACTTCCTAAATTTAGTCATTACCAACTAGATAAAGCAACACGTCTCCAGGTATTAGTTGCCACGCACACGTACAAAAACCCAGCTGCGTATGCTACCTGACCTGCAGTGCCTGTTGAAGTTGCTGTTGCCGGAACAGCAACCCAAGGTCCTACCTTAGTGTCTAGATAGTCTAAGGCAGTGTTTAGGGTAGTACCCCAAGAGGTTTGTCCTATTGTAGGTTTAACTAGTGGCATATTTACTCTCCGTAAAGATCAGAGCCATAGCTTGAAGAGCCATAGCCAATTGTCCTAAAGTCTGCTTTAGAAACAGACGCATACTTTTGAAACTGCGGGTCATTTACTAGCTCTTCTGCGTTCATCTGGTTGCAATCAATAGTGACAACAGAGAAGCGAGAGCCAAAGGCACCGCGAGGTAAAACACGAGTAGGAACAAATACTTGATCCCTGTAGACAATTCTATCTTTAATATGGTTGCTAGGGTTGCTTAAAAGGCTTGGTAATAGTCGTTGGACTTCTCCTACGTTCAATACGAGCCTTAGAGTATCTGATACATAAAAACCACGCTCGTTCATAACGTTAGCAGAACGGATCAACTGCGCCATGACTACTGGGAAATCAAATGGAAGCATCCATCTACGACCCTTAGTAGGAGTAGAGCTAGAGACGTCATAAATGTCATCCACAATGTCTGTGTAGTTTTCAGCTAAATAGTAGTCTTGCCATCTAAACCAGCTGACTTCAGTACCTACTGTGCCGCCAAGATCCTCAGCCACACCCTCATACATAGACTTAGCCTCATAGTCGATATTAAATCGACCTTGTATGTCTGAGCTTCTCATGTGTTCTCCTAAACCCTAACTAATTATAGGGCTTTACTTACTCAGATAGAGCCTGAACTTGGGCTTCTAAGGCTTGGATTCTAGCGTCTTGATGTTTAATTGCTGATATCAATGCCGCCACCATTTCTCCGTAGGCAATACCGTCTGGAATTTTTGAGCCGTCTTCCTGAGTCTGATAGTTTACAAAGACTTTAAGGCTTTCAAGTTGGTCAACCTCTTCAGCAATAAGTCCGCCGTAAACTCTAGAATTAGGGTCTTCTTGTGCCTCATCTTTTAGCCTAAAGGTCTTTGGTGCTAAAGCCAAAACATCCTCATACACAAACTCAGCGTCTTGAATGTCTTGCTTATATCTTTGGGATGATGAGGTTCTAATAAACTGACCGGTGTTGTTAATAGACGCCCCTGTTGTGCCTCCACCGTTTAAAGTAGTTCTGGTTAGTGTTCCACCAGTGGTAAGGTTTCCGCCAGTCACTGTCCCAGTTGCAGATATAGCCCCGTCAGTTAAAAGTTCTCCTGTATCTTCTACAGTTAGCCCCGTGCTTCCGTTTCCTCCTCCAACCAGTAACCTTCCAGTTACGGATAGAGCGTTACCAATTGTGACAGTGTTTCCAAGCCCAGTTTTACCTATGTTGAGTGTTGAAGCCGCACCACCAAAATTAATTGTTGTAGCAGTAGTGTTTACTAGGTCAAAACTTGTAGAAGGCGTAGTAATGCTTGTAGTTATTGCAGGAGAGGTCATTGACTGCACCCCAGTAAATGTTTGAGAGCCAGAGCTAATTGCAAGAGTACCAGTTGTCGGAAGTGTTACGCTTGTGTTTCCTGAAGTAACAAATGCTACAGTGTGGGTGCTAGAACCAATAGTAGTATTACCGCTAAGAGTGATTGTCTTTGAACCGTTGTTTACACCAGTACCGCCGTAGGTAGGGTTTATTACAGTGCCGTTCCAAACACCTGTACCAATAGTTCCTACAGTAGTTAGGGCAGAGGAGGTAGAGGTGGATGTAAGCAGCGTAGCGGCAGAAGGTATAGTAGTCCCGTTAACACTAGTAACTGACGGAAGAGAGGTGCCTAGACCAATAGTCACCGCAGATGACCCGTTAAATGAAGTGCCAGTTAAAGGAGAGGCAATAGTAAGCGCATTGGTAGTCGTACCGCCGCCTCCACCAACTAGGTTAGTTCCTACAGAGTTGCCTCCAGTGGAGATGTCTATGTAAAAACCTCTGGCATCTCCGCCCTGCTCAAAGAAACGAAGTCTGTTCTGCCAAACGTCTATTGTTACGCCGCCAGTAAGTGTGGTGTTAGTTGCTGATTTATTGAGGAAGATTTCTCCACCCTCGTCACCAGCAGATGCAGTTACGCTAACTTTTCCACTAGTGGAGATGTCACCTTCAGCAGTTATGCCAGTTTTAAATAATCTTGCCATAGGTTAATCCTAACCAATAATGACGTATGTGTATGCACTTCTATCTGAAACTGAGGATGCAAAAGTAAATGTAGTTGTTCCACCAGAAGTTGAGGCGTTAGTTACGTCAACTTCAACCTGAGCACCAGTAGATGTTTCAAACAGCTGTGCAGTAACCCAAGTACCAAGGGCGTGGTTAACCACGATTGTAGTACCTGAAGAAGCGGCTCCAGCAGCGGTGACCTTCTTAGCGTAGGTGTTAGTGTCAGTGGTTAGGTTACCGCTTGAGTCAGTCTTTACAAAACCAGCAGTAGTTAGACCTACCTTTGTAAGGCTAGAGTTAACAACTGCGGCACCTAGAGTAGTAGCACTAAGAACCTGAGCATCTGCAATGTGGTACGCCTTACTAGATGCCAAGTCAATGTCTTCAGAAGATGTCCATGAGTCAGTTGCGTTAACCCAGTTCCAGGTCTTGTCGGTGTCACCCTTAACGGTAATACCTGCACCATCAGCAGTGATATCTGTAGGAGAAGCTACTGAACCAAGTTCAATGTTCTTGTCATCTACGCTAATTGTGGTTGAGTTGATAGTGGTAGTTGTACCGTTAACGGTTAGGTTTCCACCAATAACCACAGCACCAGTAACGTCTAGGCTTGCAAGAGTTCCTACTGAAGTAAGGGATGAAGCAGTTACCCCAGAGTTTAGAGTATTGCCTGTAAGAGTACCCGCAGCAGCAGTGACTGTAATATCAGCAGAACCGTTAAACGCAACTCCGTTAATGTTTCTTGAAGTAGTTAGTGTCGCAGCAGAGCCAGTAGTGTTTTGGTTAAGGGTAGGAACATCAGCAGCAACAAGTGCACGGAAAGTTGGAGCACCATTTGATCCGTTAGGAGCTGCTAGAACGTAGTTCATAGTCTTTGTGCCGTAAGGGTTTACAGAGTCACCGTAAGCAGTGGCTAGGGAAATTACTGGGGTGCTAGAGCCGTTGGCTACATCGATGCTGCCTGAAGTACCGCTAACGCTGCTTACAGTACCGCCCGCAGTGGACAGTGCAGTCCAAGCAGTACCATTAAATACGTACATAGTACCTGAGTAAGATGAAAGTTGACCAGCAACAGCTGTGCCAGTACCATCTGGGTTAGTGGTTCCTGACGGAGTAGTTGCCCAACGAGCATCAATTCTACCGTTTAGTAGAGAGTTACTGTTGAGGTTAATCGACGTCAAAAATGATTTAGCCATTGTATGTCCTTAAGAAAGATAGATAGTGCCGTACACAGGGGCACTAAATGTCACGGTTAACTGGTTATTATTAGTGTAAACTACATCCCCAAAAAATTCAGTTCCAATAGCGTTTACTACTTGAACACTTGGTTTAAACCCAAGGTTGTGTGTTATGTTCCAAACAGACTGCGAATCATCTGGGGTAAATGAGTAAGACTGTCCTGACGGTCCAGTAGGTCCAGTAGGACCCGTAGGACCAGTTGCACCGGCAGCACCAGTAGGACCAGAAGGACCAGTAGCACCACGTTGAGCAGGAACTCCTGGCAATAAGCTAATGTCTACTTCTTGCCAATCAATATCCGGATCTACAGTTTGTGGAGGAGTTCCTGCTTCTGGGTAATCATTAGGATCGTATGGCTCATCATAGCTAGGTATTAGGGCAACATCTTGCTCTGGAAAAATTGGGGCATTAGGATTAATAGGACTCATATTACGATTGTAGTTCCTCTAACAGTAAAGAACTTTCCGCCCTTAATTTCTGTAATATCTCCTGTAAAATCATCAACAGCAGAAAGTGACCAGTAAGTTCTTTCTGCTACCATTCGTGTTTCTTCTTTAGTCAAGGAGAATGTAAAGGTATATTCCTTTGAAACATTAGTCTCAACTTGACCAGTTAGTGCAGTTAAAGCCAACACAGTAGTGGCAGTACCAGTAACTGTAAAGGTTGTGTTTGCTGGGTTAGCACTCAAGATTGTGTATACACCATTTACAGTACTGTCAACATTTGTAATAACTACTGAGTTTCCTGTGCTTAATCCATGGGCAGCACTAGTAGTGATTGTGATAGTTGTACTTCCTGCAGTTCTAGCTGCGGCAGTAATAGTGTCAATACCAGGAGCATCTACAGAAAGAGTAAAGTTTCGTACAGCAAGTGGCGAGTTACGTTGGTTAAGAAGTTTTACAGTAAATGACTTTCCAGCAAGGTTAGCTGTAACATCAAGTGACGTAATAAATGAACGACCCTGGTAAGCAGTGATCTCTCCAGCTTCAGTTTCCCAAGGTTGAGCTATAGCACCTAGAGTAGGTGTAGCAACGTGTGTTCTTTCTGGGTATGAACGATCGTCGACCTCTTGAGGTAGATACATAGGAACAAGTCTTCCTGTAGCCTTAGAAATCCTATTAAGGTTAAATACATCGATCTTGTATAGACCAACACCAAGAAGAGTACACAGCTCACGGTATTGTTCCTGCCTTGAACGAACCATATCCATTAACTGACGGTATCGTTCAGAACGAGGAATGTTTACACCATCTGGTGCTTGAATGTCAATATCAAAAGATGCATCTGTTGCTAGGGTATACAGCGCCAAAGTAACCGCATGTATAACTACAGGGTATTCTTCAACAGTAGGCAGGTTTTCTACAGTGATTTGTCGTCCGACAACATCAGTGTGCCCATTAGTATGGGTTACTAGAGCTTCTTCTACAATTTTAATTATTTCTGTTGCAGTAAAATACCTGTAATAGGTACCACTAACAAGAATCTCATCACCATCAGCAGGAACTGTGTCTAGAACCAATACACCAGTCTGTTCTTCAACTGAGGAAGCAGTAGAGATATTAACGCCATTTTTAAAGACAGTTACACCATTACCATCTAGTGGGGAATAGTGAAGTCTAAATCTATTGGTTGTACCATCAGCAACAAAGTTAGTTACGAAAGACTTACCAAGATCGCCAAGTTCAAAGCGAAGTTGATTTGCAAGATTAGCTAAAACTGCCAAGGGTCCTCCATAAAGGTATGTATCTATGTTCTCGTATTTTACTTAGAAAATCTGTCCAAACATGAAAAAGCCCGCTCTGCTAGGAGGAAGGCGGTACTAACAGAGCGGGCAGTTTATTAGACGGTGCTAGTTAGCCCGCCAAATGTAACCAAGGTTTTCTAGATAGTCAGCTAGATCCTTTGGTACGGAGTACTTAACATTTGCTTTAAAGGTGTAAGTGTTGCCTACTCCATAAGTCATCTCTTCAATGTCATGTAGCACACGAATCACTACTTTTTCATTGTTAACCGCTACACCAACTTCTTCGATCTCATCGATCATAATTGGGGTGTCAGGCTTCTTTGGATCAAAGACAGCGGTTTCTAGTAGCTCTTCCTCAGCGGCACGAGAGATAGCCATCTCATCTTGGCGCTTTCTAATTTCTGCAGCATTCTTTTTAGCGGCTTGTTCTGCAGCACGACCGGTTGCGTCCAAAGGACTTGTTGGATTGTTTGCCACGATATTTTTCTCCTTGTTTGTTTATGTGGTTTTTTTGTGAATGGGGGGCTCTTGCGAGCCCCCCAACACGAGAGGGTTTGGCTATTAGTTAGTGTAAACCTTAACGATAGCCTGGTCAGTAATAACACCTAGACCCCAGATAGCGTACCATGCTAGTGCGTGCTCACGACCAAAGTCTAGAACACCACCATCACGAAGCTCAACTGGAAGTGAGATAGCGTGACCGAATGCGTTGTCACCAATCATTACTGATTCGTAAACGTCTGCACCAGGGGTACCTGAAGTAGCGGTTGGGCTAGCATCGATTGGGTTACCACCTGAACCAGGGTTAGTGTTAGCCTTTACAGGAACCTCAACCTGGCTTGCAGGTGCACCAACAAGAGAACCGTAGTTTACAGCAACACCGTTGGTTAGCTTGTTAACCTGAGTGGTCTCGATGAATACGACGTCGTATAGACGACCGATTTCACCTAGCATGAAGTTACCTGGAGCAGCGTACTTGGTTACTTCGATAAACTCTGGGTTTGAGCGAAGGTCACGAGACTGCTTAGGGTGAATGAACTGGACGTAGGTCTCTCCGAGCCTTGGGATGTTCTTGCTCGCAAGAGTAAGTGCAGCATCCTTGATAGCACCGGTGGTTAGCTTGAACTGACCAGTCAATGATGCAAGAGAAGTACCAACGGTACCTTCTGCGTATGTGTTGAAGGTAGTTGAAGCTGAGAAACCAGAGCGGTCGTAACCGTAAACAGATGAAGTAGCTGCTGACAGTGTGTTACGAGCCTGTACGTCAAGGTACTGTGCCATGTGGCGACCAAGTAGACGTGAAGCAGAAGCCATGATGTCGTCGAAAGATGCGTTTAGCAACAGTTCTGAAACTGCAACTGCGTATCCGTGCTCGGCAACGGTGATAGCAATCTGCTCTGCGGTTAGAGCGTTGGTTGACATACGTACACCTTCAGATAGTGGAGTTGGGTCCACTGAGAAGTTCTTGTAACGTAGGAAGTTAACACGTAGACCAGGAGCAACACCTAGTTCTGTCTTCTTAACAGCGAACTGCTCAAAGCGTAGAATTGGCATAGCCTGGAAAAGAATTTCCTTCGACCAGATAGTTTGGATAGATTGGCTCAACTGGGAGTTAGAGCCTGAGTAAGCGGTAGGTGCACCAGCGAGCTGGGACGAACCTGTAATAGCAGATCCTGCCATTTTTGCTCCTTTCAGAAGCGGTTATGAGTTGGGTGGTTAATTACCGAACAATCCCTGTCCACGGTTATTATTACCGCCCAAAAGCTTTGAGCGATTCTTTGCATATTCTGCCATTGACATATTTGAAATACTGTCTGGGGTTAACGTAGCTGAGTCCGAATCATTGTCGAGGGGTCCGTTGGCTGGTACTGTAATGCGCGTACCAGTCATCTCCTTGCGGCTCTGCTGTGCGACTTGCGCAACAGAATCGAAGATTTTTGCAGAACGTTCTTTAAGACCCGCGATACTCTGCTCAATTTCATCACGGGAATTTCCAGAAATTAGATCAACTAGTTCTGGGATAATGGAGTCGCGCTCTGATTCTAGACGCTGCAAACGATACTGCTGCAGATCCTGGAATTCACGCTCACGCTCTAGAAGAGCAAATGCCTTTTCGCGCTCTACACGTTCAGCCTCAAGTTTGGTTGCCCATTCCTGCTCTTTTTTAGCAAGTAGATCGCGAACTTCGAGTTCTGATTCTTCCTGCTTTTTACGTTCAGCTAAACGCTCGGATTCACGAGCTTGACGCTTTGCTGCACGCTCAGCCTCTACGGCTTGGCGTTCTTCACGCTCCTTGCGAAGGAGTGTTAGCTCTTCCTGTAGCTTTTCTACTTGAGGGTATAGCTTTGCCTTTTCCTGAGCACGGGCTTTCTGAATTGCTTCAGCAACCTTATCAGTGTTTGGCAAGTAACTCTCCTCAGCAACAGCTTCAGGTATAGCTTGTTCGGTAGTATTTTCTACCTCTAGGTTTTCATCCATAATTATTCTCTTTTCATTCTCGTGGGTCGTTTTCCGATGTGTGAGCACGTGACCTTGTCAGTGGGTATACTATAAGAATAAGCAAACAACCAACTAGTTTCTTGTCAAACTAAAATTATTTATTGTTATCTATAGGATCTCTTGTTGGGATATTAGCCCCATAAGCTTGTTGGACTAAGGCTTCACGCATAGTCGCTTCACCTTGTGCCTCTTCCATATTAGAGTTTAGTTCCGGATCTTCAGCATCTTCTTCTGGATTGCCTTGTATTCCGTCACCAAGAACGTCTCCATCGCCCATCATCATTGGGTCAATAGGAGTAGCTGTACCGCCTTCAGGTCCAGGCATCATACCTGTCATGTCCATAATCTCTTTTTGTAGCTGCACCTTAATGAGGCTCAAAGCTCCATCAGCCTTAGCATCTTCAATCATTTCTCTACGAATTTCTTCAAGCTTCTCTTCTGGGAATTCTTCTCCCAAAGAACGTAGGGCACCTTCTTTAGACTCTAGACCAAGAGACATCTTTTGCTGAAGTTCGCTCATCAAGATTAGTTTATCCAAAGGCAATGGCTCAGGAAAATGAGCGAAAGACAAATATGTAATAGGGTCATTAGGGTCTAGCTGAGTTAACTGACCTGGCTTTAGGTTACCATCTATTTCTGGGTTATAAATAAGAGTTTCTGGCTCTTTAACTACAAGGTTCAACATAATGATTTCATTAATGCGTTCTAGACCCTTGCCGTACTGGGCAGTTTTTTGAGACCAGCGGTTCATCAATGGCTGATACTGAATAGAAAGAGCTACACCGGAAGTGTTAGAAATTGGCTGAACTTGACCCAAAGCAGTTTCTGGAACGTTCATCATTTCGTGCATAGCAGTTTTTAGAGAAGATAGGTACTCCATCGCACCAGCAAGACCGGCTCCTCCACCTTCAAGGTTAAACACCTGAGAATCTTTAGGCAGACCACCCCAAACCTTTTTAGCACCCTTTTCAAGGTTAGACGCCTTAGCACCAACAATAACTGTTACAGGGGCTGCGTGGTAGTTAATAATGTCTGCAATATCTGTAGAGATTTCGTTGAATGATCTATTGATAGTAATGATATCGTGTGCATCAGCAAGACCCCATGGAGATCCTGAAACAGGAACATTAGGGATGTGTACTACTGGAATTTGACCGAGAGGATTTGGACGGCTGTCAATAAGCTCGTCGTTAATGTACTCTTCGATAATGTCATCGGTAAGAATTTCAGTGTAAGTAAATACCTGACGAGTACCTTCTAGGGATGTTCCCCAAAAACGATACTTTTGCTTAAATCTAAGTAGACGAGTTCTATCGTGAGGGTGAAACTCAGGAAAACAAAAAGCTGGGTTTAGGGGAAGTACACGCACACGACCAGGGTGCATTCTTCCAACGCTATCTTCCCAAGCCTCTTCATATGCAACCTTTACAAAGGTATCTCCTGTACAAGCCCCAGTTTGAGCCATCTCAAAAAGGATCTGCATTTTGTTGTTGTCTACTTCCCAAACACGTTCTAGGAGTTTAGGAACAATAGCCTCAGTTGCTTTGGGAGATTTAAAGTGGACGCCTTTTCCAAAAGTAAATCTATTAATGTAGTCAATAAATGCACGATAGTAATTAATCGCAATTTGCATTTCGCCTTGTTCACGGCGATAGCCCCAGTGGTGACCTAGATACATAGCCCAGTTAAGGCTATAACGGTTTAGACGAGGACCATGAACCTCAAACTCTTCGTCAGCAAGCTCAACTAGACCTAATGGGGAAATAGAGATTGTTAGGTCAGAGGAAGCCGCTCTATAGCTTGGGGGTGAAAAGTCTGCAAAAGACATTTATTTATTTATCCTTAGACTTCTTCTTTGGTATAGGCTTTTTAGAGTTCTTATCTTTGTCAAGACCTTTATGAGCTACTTTCTTACGCAGCTTATCTTGAAGCATTTTTTCAGCAATTTTCTTGCGACGAGTCTCTTCGCTAGTCTCAATGAAGCGACCACCATGTTTCAGGTATTGCTGGTGAACCCAGTGACTAGCACCTGGGTTAGGATAGTTAGTGTACTTAGCTTTGGCTTGAGTTACAATCAAAGCCCAAAGCTTTTCGTTGGCGGGTACTGATGCCATTATGCCGTCTCCTCAAACTAGCACCTTATCTCGCCCCTACGCCCCCTTATAGGGGACGGGGGCAAGAAGAGGTTAACTTAGCTTGTTATTAGTCTTGAACTACTGTTGGGTTCAAACGAGCTGTTCTACCACCAGATACAGCCTTAACTTCTACAGTTTGTTCTGCGTAGTTAGTGAATGAACCGTGTGCAAATTCACCTAGGAAAGTAGGTGCTTCGATCCATGCAGCAGAGCCCACGTGTGCGCGCTCTGATAGGGTCTCAGCAGCTGTCTTCTGCCATACTGGTGCATTGCGGTTTGGGCGTCCAGGAGCTGCTGCAAAGCCGCTCATGATGCCCTTCTGGAAGTCGTTAGGAACGTCGGTGTCAGTAGCGATACCTTCTTCAAAACGAAGTGGACCTCTACGCTCGATGTTGCCTGCGCCTTTTAGTTCGTACGCTTGTGGCGCACGCTCTGGAAACATAGGGTTTGGGGAAATGCCCATGGGGACTCCTTATAGTTAGAATTGGAACTGCAGTATTCCAGTAATTAGTTTGACTCAAAACGAGTATAAATAAAGGCTTAAATCATTATTTTTAAAAAAACGGGCTTGAAGACACATTGATCTCCGGCATTACTAGTTCCCTAGTAAGAGAGCACGCCATTGCTAAACTATCTACAAAGTCATCATGTGCGTAGGTCTCATCAGGTGCTGCTACAGTAAAATTAGGACCTTTATACTTGATTTCAACATCAGTCATTTGCTGATAGAAACGCTTCCATATACGAAGACGCCTAGACTCTGCATGAGATGGGTACGCTAGAGATCTTCTTTGTAAGAGTTCCTGTAAGTGCTTAAATCGTTTTGATTGTTCCGACTGGCTAGATGTGAGAGCTACAACCTCAGCTCTAGGCATAAGAATTTTTAGACGCTGTGCTACCGCGTCACCAACACCATTAGCATCAATACCAATTGCTAATACATCGTAGTTGCTTAAAAAGTTTACTATTTGGAAGTATTGTTCTTCCCAGTCGTCACCTTGTAGTTCCAACCAGTTAAGGACTCTATGCTCATAATACCCAAACTCATCAGGTCTGTCCCAGTCCACCCAGACAACAGTGACAACGGTTGAGTCCATTTTTCTTGCAGGGTCGATTCCAACAACGACGGGTGTTTGGTGCCAGGTTTTGACGATTTTTTGGCTAGTATCACCAAGCTCATCCAAGAGGGTAGAAGAGACAAACATTCCTCGTTCAAGTAGCCACTTGCAGTTGTACGACATCTGAAACTCATCGGACTCCTCTCCAATACGTATCATTTCTTTCTTTATAAACTTATTATAATCAGGGTTGATCTTTGCAACATCCCTGTAGTCCCATTGAAAATGGTTTTGCCTAGAACTTTTACCGGTTTGTCTTCTTCTGTTTAATTGAATAGACTTATAAAAGTTATTTTTATGAGTGGTAGGAGTTCCTGTTTTTACCATAGTACCAGCGTAATACGCCATCATAGGAGAGATAGACTTAGTAACAATAAAGTCGTCTGCTTCTTGGCACTCATCAATAACAACAAGATGGAAAGACTTAGACTCAATCTTAGCTCTAGGGTTTGCGGTCATCATTGTAAGAGTTGATCCAGACTTCTTTAGCCTAATCATCTTAGTAACTCCACCAGCTTTTGCGGCTATGTCGTCAATTTCAGGATCACTAAGGATCTCCTGAGCACGCTCAGAGCTTAGACGAGTTACAGTTCTGCTAAACAATGTTTCTGCCTGTGATTCAGTAGGAGCAAACAATCCTACCCAAATACCATCCTTAAACTTACCAAGTAAATCTGGGTAAATTTTAGCAAGCCTAGGCATTAATAGCATAAGAGTAGAAACTGTGTTAGCAATTGTTTCTGATTTACCTGACTGTCTAGCAGCAAGGGCAGTGACTTCTTCACCATCACCAATGATAACAGACTCAATAATACGTCTAGCCAGTGGCTTTTGATAGTGATGCAAATCATGACCTACAAGTACGACCATGAACTCCATTATTTTGTCTACTAGTCGTTCAACAAATTCTCTAGAAAGCTCATCTTCTGGCTCTTCAAAGTCATCTACAACAGGTTCTCTGTCTTCTTTATAAAAATCAGGATTTATTTCCTCAAATTTATCTTCTTCAAAACTCATTTGCCCTCTTTTTTAGCTCTTTTATAACCGCTAAAAGTGCTTCTGCACCTAACTCTGCCTCATCTAAAAGAACAGACTCTTTGGTTTTTAGCCAACCAGTAGTTTCTTTTCCTATTATGTATAGAGCATTTTCTGCCCAAATAACAAGATCAGGAGTTGATATGGAGGCTACCCTCTTCTCCAGCTTCGTAGGCTGCTGGGGTCCATCCTTCTTGAAAATCTTCATCAGTTAATACTCGCATTTCTAGCGCAGTTGAAAGCGCTGTTTCTTCTTCTAGTTGTCCGCTCCATTTACCGATAACTAAAACACGGTAAAAGGGTAATCTAATCATAACAGGTTTAGAAGTTCTGTATGGGTATTCTATTTCCTGTGTATGACCTACTACAAGTAGTTTAGCACCCCATTTTACTGGTAGTCTAAACAATTGTACGAAGTGTTGTTTTCCGATATTGTGTGTCTTTGGCATTAATCTAAGCTCGCCTTTTTCCTCTGTTTCGTGCAGGATTTGTTCCTGCTGCCCTAGCAAGTCTAGCAGCTCTTCTTGTTGCTCGCTCGGCTTGTAGCAATCTTCTATCTAAGTTAGGTTGTCTCTTAGGAGTCATTCCTTGTTTACCCTTAGAAATAACTTGGTTAGTACGAGAGACATAGTACTCTGTTTTTTGAGCTATAGCAGTAATGTATGAAACGCTAGCGTATCCTCTAGGCTTTTGATCTAAATACATACGTATAAATCTACCCTTAGATTTTACCTGCTTAAATTGTTGCCATAAATACGGCTCTACATCGTAGTAGTTATAGTAACTGCCATCTCTAAAAATTACAGTTAAAGTTCCTGCACTACCGTCTTCACTAGTTCCAGCTCTATAACCAGCAGCAATTGTTCTAGGTTTTAAAGGGTTAGTAGTTGAAGTTGGTTTAACCGTAATTGGAGCAGCTTCGGTTTCGTAGTCTCTAGCATCAGACGCTAAGTTGTCGTACTCAATACCGCCTCGTGTATACCTGCTCTTTGTAGAAGGATCATAAGCAGTGCTTGTGACATAGTAGCTACCAGTAGTGATATCGTAGCCAAGTTGTGATGCACGAACCGCATCGTCAAAAAATAAAGATCTAGCTTCTGCAAATTGACCAGTCTTAGCAAACTCACCTACAGACGGTGCATTAGGAAGAGCCTTAAATGGACTTTCAATAGAGGTGTACGCACCTCCAGTTCCTTGCTGGAGCCTAAGAAGCTCAACAGCCACATCAGGATCTACCTGATATAGCTCAGCCCTAGGATCCAGTCTCTGAGCAGCTTCTAAACGAATTTGCTGATCAGGTTGATTAGACGGATCCCAGGACCTTGCCATTTTTAAACTATTTAATTATTAGCTAGCAGCTGCGTAAGCAACGATAGTAATTGCATCGCCTACTTCAATCTCGTTAGCACCTGCGGCAACTGACTGGGTCTTTACAGTTCCAGTAGCACCTACAGCTGAACCAGTGATTGAGGTTAGAGCTAGAACAGTTGTAGCAGTACCTGATGCTGTGAAGGAGTTAGTAGCAGAAGTTAGAATTGTGTAGGTACCGTTAGCAGCTGAAGAACCAGTGTTGCTGATAGTGACGGTAGCACCTACTGGGAAGCCGTGGCTTGAAGCAGTTGCCGAGATGGTAGTTTCGCCAGCAGTACGGCTAATAGCGGTGACAGTCTTTGCAGTCTGTGAAGCAGCGGTTCCAACAGTAACAACAAGACCAGCATCTTCAAGGATATCGGTTGCGTTAGCAGTAGTCTGACCAATTACGCTAGGAACGACAATATATCCAGCACCCTCTAGACCTGCTAGACCTGGGCGGCTGAATAGTGGATAACCATTCCAACCTTCGTAAGCAATGACGTGGTTGTCAAGATCTGGGTCAAGAAGATCTCCACCGTTTTCTTCACGTACGTCGTTTGGCTGTAGTGGGAAGTTTCCCCACACGAAGTCTACAGCTACGTTTCCTGCTGAATCCAGCAGATTTCCATTTTCATTTGTTGCCATTTTTAAATCTCGCTTTCGCAATCATGATTGATAAGTTCATCCTCGTAGAGTATCTCTTCACATTCCCGACATCGGAACATGCGAACGTCATCTAGTGCTTCGTGTAAAGAGTCGGTATCGTATTCTTCATGAACCACCCCAGCCTGCGCTAGGACTTCGGGTGGAAATGGTCCACGAGGTCTTGTATATCCATTAGGGACGGGATGACCCTGAATGGCAAACTTTCTAATTAGAGGCATCTTCTGCTTCTGGATATGCAGGTGCTTCTTCAACTACCGGATCAGTAGACTTCTTTTTGGATGTCTTAACTGGTTCTTCAATAACAGGTAGTTCTAGTGTAATAAGGCTTGAGCTGTACTTTTCAGAGCGCAAAAAGTTAGGTACGTGAGCAGAACAGAAGTCAATTCCATATGAATCAGTAACCTGATAAACAAAGAATGCTTCATTAGAACAGTTAGCGCAAGTAGCCATAATTACTCCTTAATAATACAAGGATTACATATTTTAAAGTCTTTATATTGCTAAAAGTACTTTTATTCTGGCATTGGGTAGGCTCGAAGAATGTGGTTAATTCTATCAGCAGCATCATGGTCTGTGTCTATTAAACCAAATGGGCGATCTTGATATAGCTTTGTCTTGCTTAACAAAGGAGCCATTTTATAGAGCTTATCAGTATTAGCACCGTTGTGTATAACGCCAGCCATTCTTGGGCTAAACATATTTAGAACAGCTTGCTTATCCGACTTTAATTGGTCCACAGTGTATCTAGGTGTTTCTCCAGTAGAAGCATTACCTTCAGGTGCTATAGTGCCAGAGTCAACTAGGTTATGCCACTTATGAGCGTACATAGACACAAAAGCCGCAGCTTGTGGATGGTAAGTCTTCAATGCAGTCCAGTGGTCTTTATCAACGTTTGTTGGTCGTAGATCACTATCAAATCGTTCTTCTTTAGGAAGTGTAGATGAGTATGAGGAACCTGCTTGTGGTATCTTAACTGACTTTGTTCTAGATGCAGAAGCTGCCTTCTTTTGAGCTGCAAGATCTTCTGAAGACATTGGCTTTTCAGCCTTCCAGTCTGTCCATCCCTCAGACTTCTTTTGAGCAGCCCAATCTTCGTACTGCTCAGAAGTCATCCCAGATCTAGAAGTTCCGTAGCTTTTACCCCTAGAGTCAACATTGTTACGTGTCCTATTTGCGTACATAACATCTGCAGGTCCAAGCTTTCCTTCTTCTTTAGCTCGTTCAGCAAATGTAGCTGATTCAGCGTAGACATCTTTTGCTTCTTTACTCAAACCAGTTGACTCATCAACTTTGGTATTTTTACGAGCTATGATGCCTTGGTAGTCACTTACCATTTGGTCTTGACGTAAACTTCTAGGAAGACCTGTAGCTACTTCATCTGGAGTAGACTCTGCTTTTCCTTTTATCCAGTCGTAAATAGGTTGAGCACCTGACTTTATTTCATTAATAGCAGATTCTTTAGCTTCAGGTGTAAAATCTGGGTGACTTTGAACAGCGTAGAATGTATCAGATATGTCAAGTACGTGACCGCCAAGATCAGGAGCTACTTTTTTAATGTAACGTTTAGCCCCAGGCGATGATGTCCTCTTGGTTCCATTTGTAATTGCAACGTGCACATCTTTCCATGTAGGAGCTGACCCATCAGGCATTACTCCACCAGAAGCAGGAGCATCTTCTTTATTAGCGTATTCTACTGATCCAGGTCCTGAGTAAGAAGATGTCTCTGGTTCTACAGCTGATTGTTGTGCTGGCTCTTCATTTTCTTCTTCTTCATTTTCGTCAAACTCTGGTTTGACAAGTCTACTGTAGAGAGAATCATTTGAAGGATCTGTTAATTTTGGACCTGATGACTTAAAGACAGTTCCGTCATAAAGAGTAGGGGTCTTTTGTATGCTCTTATCAAGATTTTGTGATTGAAGTTCCGCCATACCACGCATATCTTCAAGAGGAGATTCTCCCGGAACCCCGTTAAAATCGTAAGGTCCCATGATTCCTTTAACGTTGCCCTGGGAATCTTTCCAAATAGTGACATGCCCAACATGCTCTTTATTTGGACCATGAACAGCTCTTTGCTCACTAGTAGCACCATTAGGAGCAGTGTATAAAATGTTAGGGTGACCATTTTGGTCAGTAGTAGTAACCAGTCTTTGAGGAGTTTGACCAGGTGCAACCCCAGCTTCAGTCATCTGAGCAGATACGTTACTTCCAGACTCAGTTTGTGCCTGGTTTTGCTCTTCTATTGTAGGTTCTGCAGATGAACCAAAGTTAAGGTTAGTCTGTACTTTATTCAACGCAACATGCATAATACTGTTCTTTTTATGCGTAGATTTCTCTTCCTCAAGTATTTGGTGAATTCTTGCACGCTCACCCTCATCAGTATTTTGGTGAGGTCCAGCTTGAACTCTATTGAGAGCTGCTTTTACAGCCGCATAACCTGAAGATCTGGCATTGTGTGTGTTTAGCTCCTCATTTAGCGCATAAAGTGCTTGAGTGTGAGGCTGTAAACCACCTATGCTACTTCCATCAAAACCTTCACTTGGTCCAGTTTCTTCTTCATCTTCTTCGTCTGAGTAGTCTTCACCATCGTCATATGAGTAATCATCATCGTCATCTGAATACTCATCCTCGTCATCAGCAGGTGCTGACCTAGAAGTAGATGGAGTCTGTGGCTCATCTTGCCAGTCACTAGGGTCAAACCGTGTGTTTTTTGAAAGATCTTCTAGCTCTTTTTTAGTTGCTTTTCTTAAAGGAGCTGTAAAACGAGTTGGGTCTTCAAACTGCTTTCCAAAACCTAAAGGATAAGCTTGCCCAAGAAGTTGAAATAATTTTGCTGAACCAACAGCGTCTGCATGTTGACCTATGTCGTAGGAAGAAGAACTTTTATGGTCTATTTGATTTTTTGCGTAAGTAGCCCGTTCTCCATTTAAAAATGCAGATGTTCCTAATTCTTCGCTTAATGATTCAATCAACCCACCCAGGTTATTCCACTCCGCCGATGCCTCTGTGTTGTTGGGTTTACGGTAATCTTTTGCTAAAAAATCCTCTGATGGAAGTTTCCCATTTCTAGAATACTTTGAAACGTATTCCCGATGCGCTTGTATGTACTCTTGAACTGCCTCTTTTACGTTAGGGCTAAGCTTACTCCATTCAGCTTTACTAACACCTTTTGGAGCAGTGTCTAAGTCTTGAAGATCTGACGTGTCAACGTCACTAGTTGACTCACCTGTAGAGGTGGCTCCCTGAGAAAGGCTTTCAGCATTAAGAACTCCTGGCTCAGGATCTTCTCCATACATCTCAGCACCTAACGAGGCAGGCACAAAGGAACCAGACTGCCCTGATACATCACCTTGAGGTCTTACTTGAACTTTATCAGAATCAGGTCCTAATGAGTCAAGAACTCGTTTATGATTAATCTTCAGTTCATCAGACCAAGTATTTGGGTTATTAGGATCTGTATTAGGGTTAATTCCTAACGCCATAAGCGTAATTTTATCCAACATTTTAAAGTTCCTCTAGGTTACCTTTTAGTGGGTGCATCGCATTGTGTGCCATTACTGCGGCTTTACACCATCCATTTTTTGTGATGGCGTGTTCAGCAACGAATCCTTGCTTATTGTCTGCTTCACCTACTGTGCCACAGAAAGAACATTGAGGAGTGTTTGTTTCATTTTTATCAGCTACTGCAACAACTCCTGTAGCCTTACCTCTTTTTTCAGTGTTTAGTTGTAAATGAATTGCAGCAATTTTAAGAGCAGCCGGCATAACAAGTTTGTCTAACAATCCTGCTTCATGCTTAGCTCTGCCCTTTTCTGAACCATCCCAGCCCATTCCAGACGGTGTAATTTCACCCTGTTTTTTAACCCATTGACCAGGTACAAAATCGCTTAGCTTAAATCTTCCTGGATCAGGTCCATCAAACCTAACTCTAATTCCTGGAGATAAAGTAGGAGTAGCTCTAGTTTCATTAAGCCTAGAAATATTTTCTGTGCTAACTCCAGATTCTGGGTGTATGTACTCAGGGTGTCTTGCACCAAAAGGTTGACCAGTAGATCTAGTGGTAGCAGGTCTCATTACGAAAGCAGAAGCAATTTTTGCAGGATCTGTTTCAAATTCGCCATTTTCTTTATAGAACCCATGTTTAGGATCTCTAATAGGAGTAGCTGGTGCAGCAGAAGTAGCATTACCCTCTGTAGTTGATTGAGGAATACCAGACTCATTTACAGACTCTGTGTTTACTTGTGCTTGTGCTTCTTCAAAATGAGGAGTAATTAGAGGGACAGATGCTGCACCAGGGACCTGGTTAGGGTTTACAGGTGTGCCTCTACCGCTAGCTGAGCCTTGGCTAAATGCACCAGTTCTTCGTCTAGAGGAGCCTCCCACCCTCTGAATCTTCAGAGGACGCCCCCTTCGGGCGGGTAATCCTTATGCTTTGACCACGCTCTGTCTCAAAGTTTAGATCAGAATCAGGGAAATCGTCTCTCATTCTATCTAGCATCTCATGTGTGTGAACTGTAGACTGTAGCTGGTTTAGACGAGCTTGCTCTGCTTCAACCCTAGTTTTTCGAATTGCATGAGTGTTATTCATACGAGTAGTCTTGATAACTACTTCGTGCTCTCTTTGCTGAGCTTCAGCTTCAGCTTGTAGCTCCATCTCTCTTTGAGCTAATCCAGCAGCAGCAGTAATCTTAGTAGCTTCTAGCATTGCTCTAGCCTGACTACTAGCCATTGCTCTTGCCTGTAGTCTAGAACCTATGCCTTTTAAAAGCTCTCCTGCTGCACCAGTACCGCCAGCAAGTGAAAAGCTACCTGCGTTACCAATAGGGTTATTGGTACCTGGGAGTGTAGTTACATCATGTCTATTTCTAGAATTTCTAGCCATTATAATCTCATCTCGATTTCGTCAAACCGTTTATTGCCTTCATCCAGTCTACCATCAATTTGTTCAAGTTTCTTTTCAACTCTATTAATTGCATCTTTCATAGAAGAACCGCCATTACGCTTTAGTTCTCCATCAATTCTATTGAGTCGCTCCATAACACCTGGAACAGCGCTTCTACCGGGCATAGCAGGCTCTCCATCCCAGTCTCTATGAAATTGATCCCATGTATCCATAAAGCCCTGTACGCGCTTGTGAAAGCGTTTTAGGACCATCAGCAGCATACCTAAAGCTGAACCTACTGTAATAATTCCAGCAGCCCAATATAGTATCATTTGATCCATATTAACTCAACCGTTTCCCTACTACTTTTCCTCCACCAAAACCTTCTGAGTTTTGTCTACCCGTACGCGCGTGTACAAAAATAGAGGTTTCTTGTTTTTGATTTCTTGGTGATTGAAGAGCCCCTGACTGTCTAAACATTTTAGTGCGCTTAAGTGCAGCACCATTGTTTATGGTCAGGGGCTTTCTAGGAATCATTGTATGTTTTTTAATTATGCCTTTTTAGTAGGCACAACTTTCTTAACTGCTGTTGCGACCTTTGCTACAACAGACTTTTTAGGTGCTGCATCAAGTACTGCAAACAAGTCACGAAGGTCTTCTATACCAGCAGTGATAAGGTTCTTCTTAACGCCGTAAGTAACGTGTAGGTGGTTTCCAGTACTTGCGGTTCCGGTTGTTCCAACTAGACCGACTACAGTCTTTCCAGCTTCAACCTTGTCACCCTGCTTTAGAGTTGTTGGAACTTGGAAGTGTGCGTAAAGAATAAAGTGACCATCATAAGTGGACTGGATTAGATAGTTACCCAAGATCTTAGTTTCGCCAACTTCCATAACTGTTCCACCTGTAATAGCCTTGATCTTAAGTCCCCCAGCAACTGACCAGTCAACGCCACGGTGTGGGTTTGTGCGGTAAGAGGCAAAGTTCTTAAATCCATCTCCACGTTTTGCTTTAGGAAATGGTTCTACGTAAACTGCAACTTTTTCTGACATATGTATGTCCTTTCAGGTATATACGTCTATTATCTACTACTCGTCGTCTTTTCGCAGTGGAAAAGTAATCAACCAGATAACGGAAGAGATAACAATACCCCAACCGACTACCTCCTTGGCAGTACCTTCCAGAACAATCCAAGCAACAAACATACCAAGTAGGGTCCAAATTTGACCTACGATGTCATTGAAGAATTTCTTCATGTTAGTTCTTTCTACTAGATGTTGAACTAGAAGCAGCGGCTGCTGCACTAGTGGCTGCTCCTGCGGCTGCCTGTACTGCTGCACCAACAGCAACTACAGACACGAGTACTTGTTTTTCCGCTAATTCACGTACTTTAGGCGACATATCCGCACCAATGTTACCTGCAAAGTTAATGGCATCAGTAAGCCCAACAGCAAGATTTCCAATCAAAGGAACAGCGGCTAATGCTTCGTCTACAACAATGTCGTCTTCTTGAGCCGCAAGAAACAAGGCATCCAAAGCTTGTTCATACTCTGGGCTTCCTGCTTCAGCAGTCTCAAATGTTTCAATAGCGGCTGCAACAAGCTGTTCTGCTTGAGCCTCAGTAAGTTCAGTAGGGTCTACTGCGGCTAGGTTTACTTCCATGAGGTTTTTAGAAGACAGTTCAACAGGAATTTCTTTTGACCCTTGTTCAGGTTCTGGCTGAGGCTCAGGCTCAGGTTGTGGTTCAGGTTCAGGTTGCGGTTCGGGTTCTGGCTGTGGTTCTGGCTCTGGCTCTACAACCGGAGGCTCAGGCTCAGGTTCTACTGGAGGAACTACAATAGGGGTAGCGTCAATAATTGCCTGCTCTAAAATAGGGATTGCATTATTTGCTGCTAATTCTCTAGTAACGGCTACTGCCTGTAGGGCTACTGCTTCGTTGTATTTTTCTTGTGCAATATTTTTTACAGAGACCTTATTAACCAGAATAGCTAATAATGCTTCGTCTTTTACTAGGGGAGCAGTTGGTTGCCCTTCGTAGATAAGAGTTCCAATCACGTGCTTGTACCAGCCACCACAAGGGTCACCCCAAACTGCGTTATCTGCCTCAATAGTTACCTGGTTGCCTTGTAGGTTTGGTCGAATGTTGACACCACACTCGGGGCGATCAATAGCTTCGTATCTTAAGTTGCTAGAAACAAAAACTGAACCTTCTGGTGCGTTAAAAGTTGCCTGACCGCCTTCGGTGATCTTTACATCAAGAGTTCCCTCAGTAGTCACTAGCTCTGTGGTGTAGTAGGTCTCGTAGGTGTAGTAGACCTCTTCTTCATAAGTGATGACTTCTTCGTAAGTTGTCTGAGTTACCATCTGACCGTGGGAGATGCTAAGTGTTGGGTTTTTCATACGAGGACCATAGTTACCTGCCCAGAATCCATTATCTATCCCAGAAAACTCAACAGTAATATAGGAGACCGGTCCTGTAGCTTCGAGGATTACTGACTTGCTCTCCCAGTCATGTCTTCCGGTAGATGTATATGTGGCAGTTCCAACCGGGTTTTGGTTAATGTCTTTTGCTATAACTTTCATTGAGTACGAGTCAGTGATATTTCTGTTTGAGTCGTCATTAAACCAGTCGGCAGATAGGGTTAACGTTGCGTTCTGGAAAGGTCCAGAGAATAGACCTTGGCTAACGGTTTGGTTCTGATAGGAGAAGGCAACGTTTCCATTAAAATAGCCTGGCTGAGAGTTTTGCCAACCAATTGAAAGCCCGCCCCAACCTGCGTTCCCCTGAGAGAAGTCTGAGTTAAATAATAAGTTTGGAAGTACCTGCTCTTGGAAAACTGTCTCGGTGCGTGGAACAAGAGTTCGTACTTCTACTTGTCTAGTGTTTGTAACTGTACGTACATGCTCTTTTTGATAAGTCGGTGCTGTCCAAGTAGGGTCTGGAATTAAAGTGGTATCATAGTTAGTTTGAGCAGTCTCTGCGTTTGTAGTGGCAGTATTTAGCTCAATTAGACCACTAGCTACTGTTTGATCTGCCGTCTCTCTAGCCTGGGTAGCATCAATTACCTCTTGTCTACCTGCAACAAGAGCGGCTTGTGCCTCTTCTAAAGTTTGGGCGTACGCTGGTGATGCAAATAGTAAAGGCAGTAAAGCTACAAATAAGACCCCGATTGATGCTGCGAATTTACGCAGACCATCCACTACTTGTCTTTTTTAGATTCTGCTAAAGCGGCTTCAGCTGAACTTGCAAATGCAACGTTGATCTCATCTTTGTCTAGTTGACCATCTACTACGTATGCACGAGCCAAAGACTCAGCAACTTCCATGATGCCAACAAAGGCTGCAATTGAAGCAGACTGCCATAGTTCAGCACCAAAGACTGAACCAGCGGCTAGCACACCGCTAACCTTTAAAATTACAAGAGCAATAGTTCTCTTGAAAATAACCATAAAAAGTTTCATTATAACCTCATCTATAAATTATTACGTATTGTGACCTAGATGAGAGCGGAATTATACTTTTATTTACTTAGTTATTCCGATTATTATTAAATTGACCGCTTAGGTGTCTAGCAGCTGAATAACCAGCTTGCTGACCTAAACTTGAACCGATACTTTGTCCAATGCCCCCTGCACGTGCCCCCATACTAACAGCGGCTTCTGCCCCCATAGAGGCACCAAGTCTTCCAAGAACTGGAGCTAATAATGCAAACATGTTTTCCTAACCAGCTGCTGTGCCGCCTTGAGACATACCTTGTGTAGTTGCTGGAGTTTGATCGCTGAAATCCTCAGCTGTCTTTACTCCTCCACCTACTTTAGCAAGAATTTCTTCAGAAGGTGTGCCAAGTGGAACTCCAGTTTCGGTACTTAGTGCAGCACCACCGTTTATTCCTTGAATCATATAAGGCATATTCCACCAGTAGTTAGATAGACCACTCATCCCTGGTTGTAGATTACCTTTAAATTGGTTGCCTAGTGTAGAGGAGCTCATTCTTCATCCTCGTCATCTTCATCATCAAATGTGATAAAATCAAACTCAAAGTCATCATCAACGTCAAAATCAAATTCAAATTCATCTTCTGGATCTGGAATCATTCACCTGACTGTCTTTCTCTATCAGTTTTAAAACTTCCTAGGTCTACGTTTTGACCTACAAGGTAAGTTCCGTATGTGCCTCTAGGACCACCATACATGCCAGCAGCTGTAACAAACTGAGTGCTAAGCATTAGTAGCTTCCTGAACTTGCAATTCCTTTGTTACTACTTGCGTAGTTGGTCTCGCCAACAATAGACTGCTTTGGACCAAATTTTTGAGCATTAACTCCAGGACCGTCATAACGAGTAGAGATAGGCATACTTCCTGTACCACGTCCACCAGCTAAGCCAGTACGTAATTGACTAACAAATCTCATGTTTACTCTTTCCAAATATCTGAATCTATATCAGAGGGATTTAGTATTGCATCAAGAAAGACAACTATACAAAATAGCCCTACAACAATAATACTTACAACTCCTAGTATAGACAGTACTAACCATAAAAACATCATTTTACTTTTGTTAACTTTTCTATCGGGTTTAGCTGTATTGACTCAACAACTAGCCTAGTACCATAACCAAAGTCATAGGGATACTGCTTTTCCATAAAGTCTTCCTTATTAATCCAACCCCAAATAAGAAACCTAGGGTCTTTTTCAGCATGACGGTTGTCTTCTCCAATATACTGGGTTAGTACAGCAATATCAGTAGAAAAAGCTAAATGATGGTTAAATATCATTTTAGGCAGTTTGCTTGTTTTTACCTGGATTGATACCCCATTAAGCTCTAAATCAAGACCGCCATCACCATGTACGTAAATATCACGGTTTACTTCTAGACCTAGTAACTTAGCGGCAGCAATTTCACCTAAGTGACCAATAGTGTTAATTCCTTCAGAAGTATTTTTAAGATCAAACATCATGTCACGAACGCCATGCTTTTCTTTATTCTCACGAACTTTACGGACAAACTCTAGTCCTTCAGCTACTTCTTTTTCAGTTAGTGTTACTTCAATAGGGTTCTTAATCAAGTTGGTAGTCCTCATGGTAGTAGTCGAGTTGGCTAGAACCTAGCCTCATAAATGTGCGTTCAGCATGGCAATTTGCACAAACTAACTCGCACTTCTGTATTTCTTCTTCTATTTCATTCCAGGGATACCCATCACTAATCATCTGAGAGATCCCTGCTTTTTTTATACCCCTAACGTGATCAAACTGCATTACATAGGAGGGATAAAACTTTTGACAATCGTCACAAGGGTTTTCTACCTTGTACTGGGTTACCCGAGCACGATGTCCAGATTTACGTTCTTTAACAGCCTTCTTCTGAGGTTCAGGCTTTTCTTTATATTGTTGGCGACTCCTGGGCAAAGTGCAATCACGACACATAGCAGTTACACCATCTTTATTACGCCGTTTTGTTATATATTGATCGTAAGATTTTTCAACCTTACACAAAGAACATGTCTTCAATTACTGCTGCCCCAACCACCACCACGGAATACAATACTAGGAATTGAGAATACCCTAGCCATAGGTTCATTACAAGACAAACATTTGGGGGCTACTATATCTTCCTCTAAAGGAATTAGGTGACTTACAGTAGAGTCACACTCTTTACAAGTAAAATGATATGTTGGCATACTTTCCTTCCATGGGTGGACCAGCGCAGAATTGAACTGCGGTCTTACAGAGTCCTACTGGAGGCTTTGTTCTGCAATCGACACCATTTCTAGCCCTAAGAGCAGTTTCTACACATACTCAGGTGATACTACGATTCTACACTAAGATCTACTTAATGTCAATTACCTTTGGCTTCAACTCTTCAGGAAGGGTCTTGTTAAACTCAATCGTTAACATACCGTTTTCCATTTGAGCAGTAGTAACTTCCCAGTACTCAGCAATAGCTAGAGAGAGCTTGAAGTCACGAGTAGCAATGCCTTGGTAAACAACTTCGCCACGTTGCTTTTCTTTTTTGTTACCTTCAATAGTAATAACTGAGTCTTTTACAGTAACAGTTACTTCTTTTTTAGTAAATCCAGCAACAGCTACATTGAGTAGATTTGTGTCTTCATCCAGCTGAACAATGTCATATGGAGGATAGCTTGGCTTATTATTTGTAACTTCTTTGAGTTGCTCAAGAAGTGGAGACCATCCAATAGATAGACGATCTAGACGAGGAAATAGGTCAGAAATTGTAACGACCTTTGGTGGAGCAGGTTTTTCCCACTCTTTTTTCTTATCCCATGGATCATAAGGACTTATCCTTTTATTTTTGTCCCATGGTTCTGGTATGTTTACGTGCATGTTGTCTCCTTAGACGACAACTGTGCCTTGGTTAGTTATATAACTGCCCGAAGCACAGTATTTATTTACAGTACCCAATTGGCGTACCTAGTAAAAGTATAACATAAAATATGCTATCTTTCACCAAACTTCTTAGGCAATCCTAAAGATCTTGCCCATCTATAACCTTGAGGTCCGTAAGATGATCTAAGTAGATCTGGCTTAATAATATTGTGCTCCTCAGCTTTTTGTAAAGCAAACTTGTACATAGCTGTAGCTACGCCTTTACGTCTATGCTCAGGGTGTACGTCTACATCTATTGACCCAGAGGTACGCGCACCCGCGTCAGGAGTAAACCACATTAGGCTACCTATTTGTTCGCCATCTTTAGTGAAAGCATCTACTCTGTGGTGATCACAGTCTTCTACAGGAGAAGTATCTGCGTGTTCAAACTCTAGTGTATAGCCGTGAAAGGCTGCTTTGTTTCTACCCACTATCTTTCACCAAACATTTCGCTAAGGTTGCCATGCTTTACACGAAGAGCACGCATAGCATAAGGCTTGTTAACTACTGCTTGAAGGCTATCTTCTTCACCTACATGTCGTAGTTGGTGATTGTCTGTTATATACGAATCAAATCCTGCATAAGGAGCAGCTTGACCAACTCTTTCCGGGCTGTCGTTTTCAACACCTCTTTGTACCCAGTCTAACTTGCCAAGAAGGTAATCGCCTCTATGATCTTCTATATCGCCGCTTACAATACGTTGTTTTATTTTCTTAGCTTCTTCGTCTAATGCGTTCCAAAGAGTTTCTCTAAAATTTGGGGTTTCAACTCCATGTTTATAGGATGCAAAAACTAAAGGGTTTTTACCAGTAAACTTAGCAGTAAGCAAAGCTGCTTTTTTATTAGGATCCCACTTATCTGGCTCACTACCTTTAAAGTACTCTTTTACATCAGCAGGGTTAGACGCTAGATTAATGCCAGCACCAAAAGCACCCAGTCTTGGCAAGTTATCAACTACGCTAGGAAGTCCCGGAGTTTGTAGTCTAGGCTCTTTCATACCATTTTGCAAAAGGTCAGTTAGTCCTTGGTGTGGACCAGCATGGTACCAATCTATAGATTTAGCATGAGCTAGAAAATCATCTAGATTTGCACCCATTACTTCTTCTTTCTAGCAGCCGCCATATTGTCTACTAGATTAGGGTAAGGACGACCAGCCGCTTTAGCACGAGCTTTAGCAGATGCCTTTTTAGATTTAGACAACTTCTTGTCTTTTTTAGTAGGATCTGGAGTTTCCCAAACTTTTTTGGTAGCCATTACTTTTTCTTCTTTCCTTCATTACGCTTACGGATAGCAGCAGCTTTTTGTCTAGCATCTGCTTTAGATGATGCACCCCATGCTTGTAGGCTTAAAAGCAGTCTAGTAGGCTCACCATTAGGTTTGTGCTCCGGACCTGGGTTGCCAGCCATTCTTGCCAAGAAAGACGCCCTACGTGGATTGTCGCCACTTTTTACTGGTGCTTTGAGGTTATGACCTTCTTTTTTAGCAGAAGCTCTACCTTTGGCATTTAATCCACCTTTAGGGTTTTTGCCCTCTGCTCTTTGCCATGCAGGTGATTTACTCATGTCTTCCTTCCTCTTGTTTGTCATTCCAACAATCATAACATAGACCGCCTTCAGCTTCATGAACATCACGAGGAACTGGAGTTCCACAGTTGTTACACCCTATGTGCTGAGAGTTAACCTGTAATTCCAAGTCACCTAAATTAGGATTAGCCATTCCTTCTGGAACAGCACTTGGAGACTTCTTTTCCTCATTAGCAGTGCGTTTAGAACCTACGTCCATAACGTGTCTAAACTGCTCTTGACTTATAGATCTGCCTTCAGTCAGCTCGTGTAGCTCACCAAGTGTTCTTGGAGCATTAGTCTCATTAATATCACTAAAGTCGAGTTCATTAGGATTAGTCATACTTTTTAGCCTCTATATCTAATCCAACATTTCCCTGGATTCCTTTAAATTGTACTGATTTAACTTTAGCTGGCTTTGGTCCATAAACTCTAGCCCATGCTGGGTATAGCTTCACATACTCTTCGTGTATGTCTTTCCCTGCTTTGTAGTATAGCTTATCTCTCAGTTTATCATGCTCATCTTCAGGAAAATCCGTATAGATTTGGCTCATTTTGTCATTAAGCTCATCTGTAGCTTGTTGTTCCAATACATGTATAGGAATTTCAGGTTCTTGTTTCTTTTTTCTAGGCATGGTACCCATTTTCTCGTAATTGTTTTTGAATGTCACTTAATCTATACCCGGCTTTTTGTAATCCAGCAATTTTAGACGGCGACATTCCAGTTCCAGAACAATCAGGGCATCGATGACTGCTATACCCACCGCATTTAGAGCATGTGTCCTTTTCTTTATCCCAGACTACTTGTTTTACTCTATAACCTTCGGGAGCGGCATACTCATCATTTTCAAACCCTACTGGATCTTTTTCTACCCAGCTGTGTTTTGTAATTGGTTCTACTTCATAAGTGTACCTGTGATATGTTTTCATATAACCAGGATCATGAGCTGCCCATGCCATAGGAGTTTTGCTTCTATCGTCTACATCTTCTTCTTCCATACCTTGGTTTATAGAAGCTTCGTAAACAGAAGTTGTAGGGTTTACAATATCCCCTGGTTCAAATTTATGAGGTGAATTATGAAATAGTTTGAACTTTGTAGGATCATCAGGATATCCGGGTAGATCGTCTTTCATAGGGACGCTATTTCTACCAGCCCAAATTTTTATAGGTTCAAAAGCCATTTACTACTCTTTACCAGATTCTTTTTCTGCTTTTTCTACAAACCATCCTATATGCTTGTGAAATCGATTCCAAGGATCTTTGGGATCTTTATACTCTTTAAGATAAGCAATAGGGTTTTTGTAATAGTCTTTAGAAATACTAAGTGTTTCATTTAGTGCTTGATTTAAAGCGTGTGCTGCCCTACCTTGCAAGAAAGATGCTGAATGACCCGCAGCCTCAGTAACCAAGCCCTGTATCCGTTTAATAGTAGGCACGTGTGCACCTAAATTGTGATGTGTAGAATACTCTGTAGCTAGTTTATGTGCTTTTGCTAAATGACCGAGCATCTGTTGGTAAACTGGCTCAATACTAAACTGTTCCTCAGAGCCGGTACCTGAGTCTTCAGGAGGAGTACCATAGTGGTTACCATAATTATTGTAATCGTCGTTTTTAGACATTACTCTCCATTAGGTGATTTGCCGTCACCACGGTTAACCCAGCTGCCTGGAAGAAGTAAGTTTTTTTCATCTGCAATACCTTCAACAACATCTCTAGCGTTGTCTAGCTGATCTCTTGTGTTGCTTACCTGAGCTAATCCTTTTTCCTGCTCATTAGCAACAATGTCTTTGCCCTTTTCTAAAAAGGCAGAGTTGTGCTCAGTAAAAGACGCCATATCACGCATGTTTGCCATAGCAGTGTCTGGAGCAATTAGACCTTGTTTAGCCTGGTCGTATTGCTTTTCACCAGCAGCTAATAACATGCCCAAAACACCATGAGTGTGTTGGTACGTTTGTCTTAAAGAAAATAAAGACTTTTGTGCATCACCAGTAGTGGAGTGGAACATTGACTCGTTTAGGTGTTCTGTAGCCTTGTTCATATAATCAACAACGCTGTTACCTGTCTCATCCCTTATAGGAGTACGCGCGTGTATTTGAGTAGCGATGTAATGCATGTTAGCTAGATTAGCTAATGCTTGAATGTGGTGTGTGCTCATTACGGCGTCCTTAAGTTCTATTCAATTATGGCAAAAAAATTTAAAATTAGAACGCTAAGTCTTGTTTAGTCATTATGCCAGCCAAGTTTTCTTTCCATTAGATTTCAAAGTCTTTGGGTCATAAGTTTTTTGCAATACAATTCTTTTTTTAGAATCCTTGGATATGTAGTCATACATACCTCTAAGTTCACTATCTGTCCATTCCATAATAGTACTGTCTTTATCCTGGTCTGGTTCAATAATAGGTTGTAGGGCTGTTTCTCTTTTAGACTCAATAGTGTCGTGAGTTGATTTAGGTAAAAGGCTTTTTATAAACCTATTTCCTTTAACACTAGTTCCATAGTCTGTACTAATACCCTTACCAGTATTTTGTCTATGGATTTTATCTGCTGCTTTTAGCATAGAAATTGCAGTAACAGCTCTTTGTGAAGGAGATAAGTCTGGGTGAGTGTCTATATGAGCTACGCCTGTAACTGCGTGTACTTGGACTCTTCCTAGAATGGTGTGACGTCCGTATCCCGCACTCTTAGCGGCATAAACAGTGTTGTACTGATCACCATTGTCCATTGTCCATCCGTCACCTTCATAAATGTGGATAGGGCTAGCTGCTTGACGCGCGTCAACCGCATCCATCTCTCTGGCTTCTTTTTTCCAGATAGGAGAAACTCCTTCAAACTGTGGACCTATTTCTGTCATTGTTCATTCTTTCCAGGATTCCAAACCCATTTAGTCAGATCACCATCAGTAAATAGCTCTTTAGCTGACACACTCTTACTAGTTATTCTAAATCCCCCCGGCATAGTATTTCTGCCATACTCTGCAGCATACTCTCTATCTAGAGTACCAGTGTCTCCCGGATTCACCCCGCGGCTCCCAGTTGGGACGGTTATGTGAACTCGCACCTTCTTAGTAGGATCATTCCTACTGCTTTCTATAATACCTTTGACTATTGAGCTTTGAATGTACTTGTGTAGATTATCGTACACATCGGCTGGCATAATCTGAGTAAGGTCATGTAAAGGCGCAACATTTTTAAAACTTGCTTTACTTCTACCCATTAGGACAGTCCTCCTCTTTATGCCAATGTATTTCTGTATGACCTTTGTTAATGAACACGTGACCTACTCTGTTAAAGTCACTAATGCCTACCGGGTGTTTAGAGTAAAAACCAAGTTCATCCATAGGATCTGGAATAGGATCAATTGCTTCTTTTTTAATTGCGTAGATATCATCGCCATAATCAATGTCAGGCTTGCCTTGATTAACGTATACTCCAGCAGGAACATCCTGCACACCTTCATGTCTGTTATGAGGTACAAGACCTTCTGATTCTATACCTACACGATTTTCTTTAGGGCTGACGTGAAAGAAGTGTTCTCTAAGTTGTCTTGGTGTGCCCATTATTTACGCCACTTTTCACAATCGTCACATTCACAGTCTTGGTAGCCTTCAGCTGCATCTTTAGGATTTAAACATCCGTGGTGGTGCCATTGTCCAACTTGATCTGGAATTTCTTCATCTAAAGGTATTTGTTTACTACATGTTGCACAAGGGGCACTCAAACAATCGGCACAAGAGTACCCCTCTATTGTTTTACTTGAGTCATTTGGATCTGACCACGTTCCTGGAACTCTATTGACAAACTTAGGATTCATAATACCAATTTTACTAACAAAATCTGCAATAGGGTCTTTGGCAGTACGATCAATTTTATTTATTCCACCAGCAGAAGTGCTTTCTCCACAAAAAACGCATGGGTCTTTTACTTCGCCTACTGGATGTTGGTGACGCTCAAATCCAAACTCTGCGGTAAATTGAGGCTTACCACATTGTGGGCATGTAAATTGAGATCCTTGTTCAGTCATAGGTACTAGTATACTTACCTACGTTAGCATTTTATGTCTAAATTTTAGGTCTTTCGGGACCTTCTTCATTTGAGTTTACATAATTCCATCTTGGTCCTGCTTCTGTTAGTGGACCTAACTTGTATGGATTATTTCTCATAAGTTTTGCAAGATCTGAAGTTATTTGCATTTTTCCTAAATTACCAGACTTATATTGCGCCAAAGTTCTTGGGTGCACCTCAGACTCAGGTACACCGCGATCCAAAGCGGCTTTTACGTAGTCTGCTTGTGACGCTAACACTTTTTTAGGAGTGTCAGTAGCAAAAGAAGCGCTAAATAGATCTTCATTTTGGTTTTCATAATACTGGGATCCTGGAGCGTAATGAGCTACTTCTTCAGGATTAGGATCATTAAAACTATACTTATCAAATCCAGGAATTTTAGTCACTTCTTGATTTACAGAAGCCCCCGAAATTTTAGGAGTTTGCCAAAATGTGTGAACTGTTCCTTGTTGTGTTGTATCCAAAACATTTTTATAAAGTCTTTCTAGAGCAGCTTGAAAAGTACCTAAATGTATTTTTGCTTTAGGCTGTGCTTCATAAACCTCTTCTTTACCACTGAAGGGGTTTGTAATGCGTATTCTAGGAGGACCATCATCTCCTGTAGAAGTAATAGGATTACGTTTATCTAAATTAAAGACATCTTCATCAGGCAAGTAAGTACCATGGAATACAGCAGCTGGATGTGCAGCAAACTCTTCTGGCGACATCTGGTGCGGTTGTTTAAATTGCTTACTATTTAGCTCCAAAGTGTGTGTCCATTCTCTTAATGATGTCATCGCCATCAACATTTCTAGAAAACTTAAGTAAATCTGTAACTTGTTCTTCAGTAGGATTATAGTCTTTAAAGATCTCCATACCCTTGTTTACTGCAGAGGTATCTCCTTTAAAAAAGGCTTTAGCCTGAGTTCTAAGAGGAGTGATCAACTTCCACTGAGACTCATGCTGCTTATACGCTGCGATATCCTCATCAGTGTAGTCTTGCTTAGCATCTCTCTCTTCTGTAAAGCGCTTGTTATACTCTTCATCGGTGAGCCACTTTTTAGGAGCCACACCTTCAAATTGATTCTCATTGAGTTCCATTAGGCACCTACTCCACGGTCAATTACTTTGATAGACTGTTCTCCACGCAGGCGGGAAGATATGATCCTGTGATGCCCATTGTGTATCCACATCTTACCATCTTTAGCTGTGTAGACTACTGGTGTAGGGTAATCAGTTTCGTGATCTACAAGTACATCTGGATTATCTACGTAGTGTCTAATGCCTCTAGTGGTAAAATGTGACTGTTTACTAAACAAAGGGGTATTTCTATCTAACTGCTTTTCTTTTTCATTAGGATAAAACCACTTAGGTTCTCTTACTGGTGGACTAAAGTTCTCATTTTCATGCTCTATGGTCTCTTCTTCTGTCATAGGCACATAAGTTATGTTATGCATTCTAGCCACACGACCAGTCATAGGGACCTGTGGTCCACTATATTTAGACTTAAAGTACTCAGGCTTTGTAATAGCTGACTCGCCATCCCATGGCTTGCCGTCATCACCTAAAAGTTCACTCATTGGTAGTTACTCACCTTTAAAGTAGGATCTGTAGGGTGTTGTCTAAGATTTTTACCAAACACATCATCAGGACTAATATCGCCAGGGTGTACCATATCAAAACTTAGGTGGCAATTTTCTTTAGGATGCCAATGAACCTCATTGTAATAAAACTCTCCGTCATTGTTCATATGGCTTATTACGTGCCCTACACGTTTGAGGTGGCTAGGCGGTACTCCATTAGCCCAAAACACCCCAGAATCTCTATCCCAGAAGTCTGCAGCACCTTCTGCATCAGGGTGGTCTGTAGGTATAACATTAGGATGCTTTCTAACCTCATAAAGATCAGGTGCGGCATACTCGGCTGCTAGGTCAACGTTATCAGTAACGTGACCGCCTTTTAGACCCTTAGATGCAATAGACGACCTAAGAGCACCATCTGTACCGTGGTATAGCACAGAAGGCACACGCCCGTAGTCAAACTCTTCATTTCTGCTCATTAATAGTCCCCTACTTTAAAACTAGGATTTGTAGGGTGTGGTCTAGTAGCCATATTAGAGTGACCACCTTGAGCGTTTACAGGGAAAACGTAATCAAAGTTGTCTGGGCATTCTTCTCTTTTGTGCCAGTGAACTTCTTGGTTAACTTCATACCCATTAGCATCAAAATGCCGGATAACATGCGCTACACGTTTAACATGGGTAGGAGGAACCTTTTTTGCCCAATAGACCTCATCATCCTCAGTCCAGCCATCTCCATAAGGCTCGCCATCAGCTGGCACAATTCCAGGGTGTTTTTTTATTTCCCAAATATCCGGGTTACCATACTGAGAAGCATGTGAGACATCAGGGGTAATGTGACCTCCTAGTAACCCATTACTGGAGATACTGTCTCTCTCGTGCTCCTCTGCACCATGATACATGGTCTCAGGTAACATACTTTGAAAAAACTCTTGTTTTCTGCTCATTATTCGCCCAAATTCTTCTTAAGTTCAGGAGAAAGCTGCTCTTGGTCTAAAATGTAGCCTTTCATAGACGATCTTGTCATAAAATCGTTAATATGCTGCACTACCGGTAGACCGGCACTGTTTTGAAACTGCCTATGTGTGAAGTCTACTACGTGTGGACCTTCTGTTGTAGGCACAACATTGACGTAGTGGTTCCCTACTGAGGCAGTTCTTTTCTGTCCGCCCTCATCAACCCAGGAATCTTCTCTAGAGCTGTTCATATTGACTATCTGAGATCCTTGTGGTAGATACGGGTGTATCCATCTAGAGGTTTTCTCACACTCACCGGAAGCACCCCACCTACTGCTGTTCTGCCAATACAGGTGATTACTGTCTTGATACTGACTGCCTGGCTCACCAAACTCTTCGTGCCCAGGGTCTAGCAACGACTTAGTAAGCTTCTTGAGCTCTATAGGCGTCAATAGCGTTTGCGACCCATGTTTAAAATTTCCTGAATTAGTCATATGAGCCATTATAGGCTACTGCCTAACTTTATGGGTACCAAGCGTGGATTTCTCCTGGGCAGACCTGTTCAACCCTTAGCATAACCGGTGGCATAAGTCAAAACGACACGCCGTATTCTGTATAACAATTTGATAACGCTGGTCTGGGGTGGTCGCTGAGTATAGCACCGGTCAGCTATTCCACCTAATCACGACACGCCGGAACGCTGGATTATACGACACTAGGGCTATTTGGTCAGTTGCCACGCCGATTATCTGCTCTATGGTCAAAATGGGCTTCTATGGGGTCTTGTAGGGCATTACATAGGCAGACGAGTATTAGGTGGCATAGGGCGAATTAGGGCGTGTATGGGCGTTTTAGGCTACTGCTCAATGGTGGCAAGGGCTTAGGGCTGGTGTGGTCAGGTCAGCGAGGGTTGCCGGTTGCTGTTATCAACTATTAGCTGGTCTAGTGATCCAGGCACGACCAGTTGTCCGGTGATCCATTTAGCCTGGACTAGCTGCTCTCCTGGCACTAGGCAGAGAGAGAGCATTAGCCGGGTATCTAGTGGCTAGTCGTGTCTAGTGGCGTGTAGGAGTGTCTGGTGGAGTGTGTGTGTATCTCTCTTATCTTCTCTCTCTATGGTTAGACCTTGATACTTGGCGTTTTATTTTTATTCTGGTGCTGGTCAATTTAGGGCTATTTCGGGGAGTGCTGCCGGGTGTGGTGTCTATGGTGTTTTGTGTCTATTCGGGGTTAGTATGGCTCTACCTGCTAACCGGCAGTTATTCACTAAACAAGGAGTTTCAATGAAACTACAAGAGCAAGGGCAAGGCGAGAGCCACAGCCATTACAGATACAAAGCAAGACGAGCTAACGAGATCGTTGTTGGCGATACCTTGATGAAACTAGGCACAAGAGTTCAGGTTGAGAGTGTTGTTTGGCAGTTCCAGATGAACGACCAGAACATTTGGTCGGCGTTTCAGGTTCGCAACTTGGAAACTAACGCCAGTTTTCTATTCACAATTCCATTGAACGAGTGGTCTGTTGTGGATAGTTTCAAGAGCCGAGAGTGTGGGTGCGAGTAATGATTACGCCAGAAAAGACTTACGCTTGGTTCGTTGCTCAATACCAGAAACAAGGGTTTAGGTCGCTAAACCAGTTCGCTATCGCAACAGGGCTTCAAAAGTCCAGTTTGTCTAGGTATTTCCACCAGCAAAGAGAGATGCCGGCAGACACTATTGCGACCTTGTGTCGCCTATTGCGTGTTTCGCCTAGTGTGCTGCTAACAGCACTAGGTAAGGAGTGGAAATAATGTTTAGCCAATTTGACGACCTAGACGAGTTCCTGAACGCTACGCCAGAGCATTTAGGCGACCTTGAACGCCTTTACCAGTGCCACAGCAATTACCCGGCTGACGCTGACTTGGCTAGTCCGTTTTATGCGTTTCTCTACCTAATCAACTATGACGACCACTTCTTACCTTACGACTATGTTCCAAAGGGTCATTATGGTTATTTTATGGAACTTGACTTGTTAGGGGCAGGGCTAGTTGCCTACGCGTTGAACGCTGAAATTGCTATCAAGTGGCTAGACCAGTTGTTTTACCTAATTGAGAAACAGGAACTAGCCGAGAGCAACTTAGGCAGTTAGTCGCCTATACTGACCATTACCACCTAGAGAAACGAGATTATTTGAATAGATAAAAATAAACGCTATTGGTTCATAACTCCCCTTGCTTACCTATCGGCAAGGGCAGGTTTCTATACCCGGATAACTAGCTGATAATCCATTTAGCCTGGAGTGCTGCCTTACGGGTGAGTGTGTGTCT